GAGTCGATGAAAACCATTGGTACAGCTCCTAACGATACTGCTTACAAACGTGCGGGATCAGATTGGTCGCTACTAGGGGTATGTTTTTGTACATATTACAGCACGCAAACGTCCTGACGGAGGTATGCCACCAGCAAATGCGCGTTGACGATAACTCAGCATGGAATACAGATAAGCAGCGGACTGGAATAACTGATTTTTGATCTCATGACCTTCGCCATACATGGGCAAGCTAGTTAGTTCAGCCAGGGGAACCACTCTCAGCGCTACAAGAAATGGGGGGTTGGGAGAGCCTTGAAGTGGTTCAGCGTAACGCGCATTTGGCACTCAATCATTTAACTGAGCATGCGAGGCTGATAGATGCGATTTTTGGAGGCTTAGTCCCAAATCTGTCCCATGTAGAAATTGAGAAGCTTGGGTGATTGCTGTAAGTCTTTGTTTCTTAATGGTCCCCTACAGGATTCGAATACATACCATAAAACCCTTGTTATTACAGAACTTTCCTCTGTTCGAAAAACGCCGGAGCCCCCAATTAGGCCCCCAATCGTACTTCGCTGAAAACATCAGCGATTTCGAGCACGGTGATTGTAACGATGAACTACCGCGCTGCCAACATCCCCGGATAGTGCTTTGTGATGATGTCGTTCATCTTCTCCACCAGATCCAGACGTTTGAATATCAGATGCGCGGTTCCTTTCTGAAAGTAACGAATGCTGAAGAAATCATCTTCGTACGACTGCACTCCCGGATGATCGCGAATATGTTCCATTAGCCGGGTCGTGACATCACCGCGATTGTCAGGAATGGGTTTACCATCCAACAGGAAGAGCATCCGCTCCAGATCCGTTAATTGGTCACGACGCCAGCCCCAGTTCAGGCTAAAGCCCCAGCGATTGTGAGTGACCAGGTTATTGATGATGATCTTTTTGCCAAAACTACATGGGCTGTTAGTTTTGTAATCCCATGAAAGCCCCTTAAATACGTTGACCACCCCACGCTCGAACACTTCCCCCTTACTGTGGTGCAAATGCTCAAAGGTGGTCAGAATGTTTTCCTCGCTGATTTCTGGCAGAACCCCATCCTCCAGATTCTTATGCCACTCATCACGGGCCTGCGCGTCCATAAGAGAAATCATTCCGGATTTCAGCATCAGGTCACGCCAGACACTGCGATCAAGATTGCGGGTGATCACTGGCATGGCCGTTTCTGCTTTTTCCATCAGCCAGCAACCACAGCGGAAATCTTGTCGCATGGCCCAATCTCTTGCTATTCCTCCACCGATGCTGTTAGTGATGGCCGAGATATCTTCAAGCTGGTGAATAAGGGCTTCAATCTGCGCCAGAGCGGCATTACGTCCAGACACAACGCGTTCGATGCTGGTGGAACAAATCACCTCAGTATGGTCAGTTAAAACTTCGGGTTCAGTCTGCATATTTCTTTCTCCATAAACGCAAACACCCGCCGGTTTAAGGACGGGTGTTGGGTAGTGATAGTGTTAAAAACATTGTGGGCTGTACTGCACTGGATGTGGGTTATCAGCATGCCAGCAGTAATCCGGACAGGCTCATGTCTGCTTTTCGCCCCAGATAACTGAGGTGATAGTCTGGTAACCCAGACGGGTCATCAGGCCGGTGGCTCGACGGGCACGGAGAATATCGATAGCCGTGATGAAAGGAGATTGTTCCTGGCAGGAGAACCCCCGGCGATCGATGCGAACCAGGTCGAACTTTTCCACCGTAAAATTTAACGCATCAGCCAGAGAGATACCGGCATCAATATGTTCGTGGATAACGGCGTCATCACTGAACTCGGTGTCACTCAGCACCAGGCCGTAATGCTGCTCTAACAGATACGTGAGCATGGATTGCCAGACAACAACGGGTGATGGGCAAGCGTAGGCCGCCCGTTTCGGGGTGACAGGTAAGGTCTGCATGTTGGTTATCTCGTAGTTAGCTAGCTGAAAGGAGAAAATCGATAGGTATAAAAGGCGAAGATTTATGCTGTTGATTGGGGTGTAGGATAAATGGCGAGATACACATAACCGTGTGAACCCAGACTATCGGCTTCACAGGTTAGTCCCTTGTGGTAGAGCGTGACGCAGTGTTGATAACGTGGATTGAGTTCACCGGAGAGCAGCATCAGTTCCAGGTGGTTGATAAACTGCGGGAAGGCGTTATTTAAATCACGTACCTGCGCGTCACTGAATTTCCCGCTGATATCGGCACGGTCGGCCAGAAAATGCAGCCGGTCGCCTTCTTGTACAAGGCGGGCACCAAACTGCGGAGTGACGTTGCGTTTAAGTCCCCAGCCTGGGGTAGTGATTGATGACATCGTATCTCCCCTATAACAAGCCGTGCTCAGCAAACGAATACACCGTCATGCCGCCGACAATACAGTGATCCAGCATCCTGACCTCAACCAGTGCCAGTGCATCTTTAATCTTGCCGGTGATTTGTCGGTCGGCAACACTGGGCTCAGCGTGGCCGGAGGGATGGCAATGCGCCAGAAGCACCGCAGCAGCATTGTGTTGCAGTGCCGCCTTCACGATTTCACGGGGGTGGACCTCGGTACTGTTGATACTCCCGGTGAACAACGTTTCGTGGGCCAACAATCGATGCTGATTGTCCAGCCAGAGCACCATAAACACTTCGCGCTCCAGCCTCGCCATTCGCAACCGTAACCAATCGCTGACAGTATCAAGTGACGTGAATGAGGTTCCTGGTTCACGCAGATGAGTCTCCAGCAAGAACAGGGCGCGTTTGATTGTACGTTGCGTACTTAATGGCAGTTCAGTGACTGCCGGGGATAAGGTTAAGTTCATGAAGTTTTTCCCGTTGTTTTCAGTCGTTCATATGCATGATGGCGCTGTATTTAGGGCTCATTGAGCAGTAGCGCAGGAAACTGCTTGAAATAGGTCATCTCGGCTCCTTAATACAAAAAGCCCCATCGCGATCAGCGACAGGGCTAGAAGTGAGTAGCAGAATGATGGCGTTCAATTAGCTATTGGTGATCAACAAGGCGCTTGAGTGGTGATAACTGGCTATTGCCTGATTTGATGTCGCATGATGTAGCCTTAGCATCAACCAATGCCTTCCCCAGAGCAGGGGCCAGCAATTTCGCAGGGTATTGGAAGCTGTACGCCAAAGGGACATGATCGAAGCTGCTGTCATTATGGTAGAAGTGAAAAACAAAGGTTCCACTCTTGTGATCCAGCATTTTTGAAACAGCCTGTGCCAAATTGGCTGTCAGCAGACTATCCATCAGCGTATCGGGATGATCGATACTGATATTCATTTGATGAGCCCCTGCCGGGTAATACTGCAGAGTCATTCCCGTTGCCCCATCAGCCTTATCACCATAAATATCTTTCAAGTAATACAAGATATTCAAACGCGCTTCATCAGCGTTGCAGGTGAGCCTGAATTTCTCAGTGACCTTCCCCTTCTTCCCCGTGATGATAAATTCATCAACGCCATCCATAATACGGTCATGCTCAACCTGTACGTTGTCAGCCACCACATTCCGGTATTCTACTGGCTTAGGATCATAAGCCGCTGCGCATACGGCCTGGCTCAACAGAGCGCTGACCAACAGAGTAAACATCATTATCATTTTTTTCATGTTCATAATCTCTTTGATAAAAATCACTTATTCCGAATCTGTGAGCGTGACGTAAATATTCCCGCCTGAGCGCACTTCTATCGTCAGCGGCTCTTTTGAGCCGGTATTCAGTAAAGCCTGAGCCTGATAAAAACGCCCTGCCACCTCCTCCTTGATATCTGTGATACGGATACAGTGCTCCTCGATACCCTGACGCTGCAGGATTTTAGTGACCACCGGGCAAGCGCTTTGCGCCAGCCGTTCGGTACCCGATTGCGTTTTAAAATGATTACCGGCCACGGCTGACAACACGGTGCAAATCAGCCATACCTGTAACAAGCGCCAGGGCTTCCCCTGACGCTCGTCACGTTGGCGCAGATACACCATCGGCAGCAGGAACCATCCCAGTGAAGGGGCTGCTATCTCCTGTTTAAACAGGCTCAGACGGTCGAGTAGTACCCAGACCAGAGAGCAAAGCATATAAAGACCCAGTGCCACCTTCTGTGGAAGGAAGATAGCGGAAAGCCCCCAGACAACAGGAAGGCCAATGGATAAACACCAGGCGTAGGTGTCTTGCTTGAGAAACGGGTAAGGTTTCAGCATAGAGAAATATTCCTTTATTAATAATTAATTAGAAAACAGTGGGATTAAACGACCTCCCCAGCGAGGGGATCGTATCGGGATGTAAAGAGGAGGGATAATCGTTAGTGAAGATCAATAAACCGAAACCGATCGTTGAAACCTATCGCCAATGCCGATCGTTATCGTTTAATTGATAGCTTATAACTATGATAAATCTATGTTCGATCGGCGAAACAGATCGAACACATGGCGAGTTTTTAGATAGGCGTTAAAAGAAGCGATGCCAGAGCAATTTGGCCAGAGAGAGCAGTCGAGAGCGGACCTGTTTTAACCACTTTCTTAATGTGTGTGACTCCAGCAAAGCCTCCACACTTTCGTCAAAGATGTCACCTGCAACGCGGCTAAAGCCCTCCTGTGCCTTGGTGGTCACCTTTTCCGTCCGATACTCAGGTTCAAGTTGACGGGTAACCGCACTGCTGGCTTTGTCGGGTAAAACGGTGATTAGGGTTTCGACCCACCGAGGTATATTGAAACCTTCAGAGGCAGAAACCGCCAAGACAGGATGAACAGGAGAAAATACGGTATTCACCTGGGTCACTTTTTCCTGTAGGTTCTTCTGCTGCAGCAGAGAAGGTTGGTGGGTTGTAGTATTCCATTCTCGGCAAGGCTCTATTTTATCGGCTTGGCTGAGGACGAACAGAAAGTGGGCGGGTTTTGCGCCCTGTGAAACTAACTGCCGATAACACCGGGTATCATCATTCCAGGCACGGTCATCAGCTTTCAGTACCCAGACAATCAGATCCAGCTTATTCAGCCAATGTTGGTACAAGCGGGCATACATCTTATCAAGCGTGGGTGTTTCACCGATCCCTGGGAAATCAATAATATTGAGAGCATGCAGACCATCAGAGGTTTTGTACTGTTGAGCAAGACGGGTACATCCTTTCACTGCATCGACGCTCGCAGAAGGAGAGCTAAAAAGCGTATTGCACAGGCTGGATTTGCCTGCACCAGTTTTGCCCATAACTCCGATGAAAGGCTCATAATTAATCATCGCGCCAAGATGGAAACAAAGGTTGCGGTAAACATCCTCAGGTAATACCGAAAATATTTCCTTAGGTAGCAAGGTTTTATCGAGAGAGCTATTTGTCATGGTTCACCTTTATTATCAGAAGTCTGCAATTTTCATTAGGCATAAAAACCTGTCATTTTCCATGACAGGTTTTCAATACACACTGTAGGCAAGGTACAAAGCGATAATATAGGTTTGAATCTTTATAGAGCTAAAGGCTTTAAGATCCTTTTGAATTTTACATCTCTGTGATGAATGTGCACCATGCAGTTTACACATTTTAATCCAGTATCGTTGTCTATAGAGATGCAATGAAAATCCTTATACTCATCCGTCATGTAATCCAGTTTGTACAAAGAAGCCCCAACGAAGTACCCTCCCGAACGGGAAGTAGATGCGTTATCTATTAAAATAAGCCGTTCATACTTACTCTTATCCCAACCATTTACAGCTACATCCTTGAACTGTTTAAACCTGATCTGAAGAAAATCCAGCCTACTGTTCATAGCATCATTAATGAAAAGTGGTAATACATGCAGTTCTGGGAGGATATTGAAGTGCCATGAAATGTCACCATCACGATAATATTTAACCTCTAATTTTCTGACAAACAAATGAATAATATCAGGCGCACCACCAAGCTGACCAATGATGTTTGGCACCTTACTGATAACATATTCCCTCAATGAATCTCGAACTAGTTTTTTTAATGCACTACTAATTTTATCTCCCAAGGATCCAACCCGACTATACCTTTCAAAATCCAGAACAGGGGATTCATATTGATAATTACCCAATACAAATGACTTGGCATTTAGCGTCACCAGATTGTCAGATAGAGGGGTTTTACTTTTCTGCATAACGGTACTGTGGAGAATATGTGTTAAATTTCGGTCCTTTTTATCCGCGCTTTCCGGGCTTATATCTGCACGTAATTCCTCCAGAAAAAAAGTATCCGTTACATCAGACCTGAGGCTCGCAATGACGATTTTCTGGATAAGCCCTGACAGGGTGAGCTCTTTCTTTTGGGCTAGTTTTTTCAGGTCACTGTAGAGTGACTTGGAGGGGAAATTAACGGTAATCCGGTTATGGCTGGGCATGTTTACCTCTCTAGGTGCTGCACTTTTTCAATCCAAAATAGTGCAGCACTTTTTATAACATGCTGATATATTAACACACCTGTCCACTCACACAACAAGAACGACACTCAACTCTTCTGACTCCTTTACGGCAGCCTGTCCAAATCTCTAGCTGTTTTATGTAATTTTTTACTGGGCTTTGTATTGCATGTAAGACTTAGCCGTTTCGCTCTGCTCACAACCTCTCTTGCCGAGTACTGCGTTAGCAACCTTCCCCCGGTCGTTGTTCTTACAAACTGTCCCGTTAACTCTGGTTAACCGTATTGAATGCGACACCTACTTCTCTTCCGTCAACAACCCAGAAATCCTCTCGTTAAACTATAGGGCGGAAAAGCCCTACAGTCTTTTTAATAGATTTAATAAGGGCTAACCCCCGAGTAAATTTTAGGGGGGGGGAACACGGGATTGTATCCACTGTTCCTTATTGCTCAAGGGTTAATAATTTTAACACAAGTAATATTTTTATCGGATTGATAGTATATTAATATAATAAATATATAACAAATGTTAGATTGTTTTATAAAAAACAACCAAGACTACAAGAAGAATTGATATTCCGTCTGTAAGTTTGATAGTTAACAACCCCATAGCAATACTATGCAATATCATAAAAAATTAATCTTGAGAGATGGGTGAGTTGTAATTTTATCTGTAACCATCTGAGAAAACCACTATCAGAAATAACATAAATCATGACATCGATTGTAGCACGGCCCTAGTAACCTCTCCCCGCTCATATCCGAATATATTCTCACTCATGCCTTCAGTAACTTTCAAGTGAGGCCATGATTACCTGTAAAATAACAACCCGAGAAAACGTTATGAAAAAAGGCAATCCTGATACCCACAACCTATATTATCTCGCACGATTCAGAAGCACGCTCCACAATGCTCTAATAACACACCCAAGAACGCTGGCCGTCCGTGTTGATCTACGTTTACCGGAAGGCTATTGCGTTGATGACAATAAAGCGATCGAGTCTTTTACTCCCGCCATTAAGTCCCGACTCATCGCCTTGTTTAAGCGAAAGAAGAAAAAGAACCCCGGCAAGCAGATACATGAATCAGGCCTCCATTACATCTGGGTAAGGGAGAATAATCAGTGTGGTGAGAAAATTCACTATCATGCGCTACTGATGTTTAACAAAGACTCCTTTTGGACCCTAGGTGATTATAAGAAAAAAGGAAACTTGGCCGACCTGATTACTCAGGCATGGCTAAGCGCTCTGAAGCTGAAGGGGAATAAATACCACTCTCTGGTCTCGTTTCCGGAAAATCCTTGTTATCACCTGTTCAGAGGAGAGCTGGGGGCCACTGATGACTGCCAGGAGGTTCTACAGCGTATTGATTACATGGCCAAACACCGCACCAAGCAGTACAGCAATAAGGTACGTACATTGGGATGTTCAGTCTCTGCGCAAGGGACTTTCGATGGGGACTAAAACCGTTGGAAAACACTCTGACGATATTTCAGGTAATGCAGACGCATCACCATTCTGAAAATTAGGATTATCAGTACTTTTTTACACGGCCTTCCATCCACTGAGGAAGGCTGCAACGCAAACCTAAAGACAGTCATTCCTCCTTTAACCAATTGACTTAAAGGAGATTTAATCATGAATACCAACACACCATCCCTGCTAAACGACCAACTTGTCGATATGGCATTTATCACTGGCTTTACACAGCTTACAGACAAGTGGTTCTACAAACTGATTCAACTCGGTGAATTCCCAAAGCCCATCAAACTGGGGCGTAGCTCTCGTTGGTTACAGAGCGAAGTCGAAGCCTGGTTACAGCAACGCATCACAGATTCACGCGGCAACTGAATACACTATTGACTGAAAAAAACATATACGAGCAAGTATCAACTTCTTGACAAACTATCAACAACGGATAAAAAGTGACCCGTTCACATCTCCACCGACGCTCTAATTACTCCACTACAAGATTAGCTTCTGCGATAACCCCAGCCTTGTGTTTCTGTTTTAGCCGATAACACTTCTTTTTATCTGAACAACATGCGAGAGGGGTAAATATCCAGTCCAGCATTACTGATTTCAGGGTCAGGACGACTAGACAGACTTCACTTTCTACGAAACCGAAGTTATGAACGAATGGTACGAAGACATGTGCAATAAGGCATAGTGCCACACTGGAAGAACTACGCCACTGATAGCAACGCGGCACAGTTCATCTGCCTTACCAGTAAGTCGCAACAGTAATGCCTAGAACATTCGTTCTACTACCCCTTCACTATTCAGTCCACTGCACACACCATGGGGTAGATGCTGGCGGGGTAATTCTGATGTCTCGTTATAATCAATTATCCAACCAATCTTGAGAGTTTTGGGTCATTACTCAACCAAATACACCACTTGGCGACCGCTGATAACTCGGCATTCGCTTTTGTAAGATTCCTAATTTCACTAGCTGCTGTCCTAGCACGCTCACGCGCCGCTATAGAACTCTGAGCTTCAGAAAGGCCGCGTTGGTAGTCATTAATATATCCGCTTACACGCTGCCAAACCTTACGCCGTTGTTCAGTAAGTGCTTGGTGCTCCGTGAGTTTCAGTCGCTCAACCGTTCGCCTCACCCGAATATGATCCCAACGCGAAATACCTGGTGCTGGCACAGCCTTCCCTTCCTCGTCGAAGGCTAAAAGTGCAACATCGTGTGCATTAGTCGGATCAAGAAAATGGGGAATCTCATCTCCCTCGCAACGGCGTAAGAATGACGAACAGCGTGAACCATAGCGCAATGGAAACCAAGTACCTTTCTTTCGGTTTGGCACGGTTCCTGCGATCCGAAAGTTTGTGTAGTCAAAAGCCAGCCACCAATAACCATCACGCTCAGAGCCCTTAACATTGCGTGCGGATTTTTTGGGTCGAAAGTGCTCCACATCAAGATGAGAAGCGATATCAAGTGCTTCAGTAAACCAACATTTCCCCGACGATAATGCCAGCAACCACCCCTTCAACTTCCCCCAATGGGCACTGTTGTCATCGATAAGCTTATTACGTTCATCGCGTTTTCCAACCTGCTCCAATGCCGCCAACTCTACTACTAATTTTTGTGATTTAGTCCGCCAGGCATCCCATTCTGCCTGTGACCAAGGCTCCCAATTCGGAATATCGGTATCAGTAGGAAGTTTATGCTCAAGATCGATCCAAATCACTGCTTCCCCTCCTCACGTAGAATTTCGTTAATAATGTCATCGGCAATGGCATCCTGAGCCTCTTGCTCTTCCGGTGTTAAAACTGGTTTACGGAAGCGGCGGTGTTGCGCCATCTTACGCACAAACAGCGCATAGTCAGGATCGCGAAAATCAGAAGTAGAAAAACCTAAATCGGCCAACTCAGCGGAAAGACGAGTAAGCTCAGCATTCTCTAGTGCGGTGCGTCCAGCCTGCACAAACAATTCGTTCCGGCGGAACAGGCGGCGTTCAGTTTCAATATCTAACGTGGAAGAAAGGCCAAATAGCTCACTCTTGAGCAAACCGGTTACACCCATGCCCTGTGGGTGTTCATCTGGTATATCTACAACAGTCCGTTTACCCACACGACGCAGAATATGTACCTGTTCACGCTTCAAACCACCTAACATCATCGGGTCATGAGTAGTAATCAAAATTTGCGAGCCACCATGAACTAAAGTGCCATCATCCGTAGACAGCACACTTTCGATGTCGTCGAAATAGCGCAGTTTCCAGATCGGGTTTAAATGGGTATCCGGTTCGTCAAGTAAAAAGAGACAGTGATCTTCGCGAGTGATACGCATCAGCCCAAGAACGGTTAGCATCTGCAGCTCCCCTTCTGAAAGTTGCGAGAAACTTACCTTGCCACCATACTCGTCACGTTTCTTGACTGTGATACGTACTTCATCAATTAAATCGCCAATATATGCTCCTTCGGCATAACGAAAGAAACTGTCAGTCCCACCTACCAGTTCCCCTAACTGCTTGAGTTTTTCTTGACTTGGTACAAACAGATAAAGCTGTTTTTGCTTTTCGCGGCGCCCACGAAAATCTACCTGTTTGGTGACTTCCTCTTGAATTGGTGCCCAAGCAACTTGCCAAAGTTTGTCCAGGAATTCACTGACCACATTACCACGGGCATACCAGAAACGTGGGTCGCCTTCGTTAAGTTCGTTCTCATCGAATCTGCCACCTTTACGCTTTTCACTCAGACGATGTGGCTCTTTCAACACAAACAGTGCTGACTCCAATGACTCAATATGCAAATTCTTGAGCACTTTCTGGAATACCGGGTCATTGGAAAGTAAACAGGCTAACAGCACCAATTGGCTATGTCCGCCACGGCAGTAAAACAAGCGCCGCAAACGATCATCTCCCGCACTGTGGGTACGGCTGGCAATCTCTGCCTGCAACTTAGCCGCTGCCAGTGCATCAAACTTGCCCTGCCGATATAAGCCTGCAAAGTCCGCTTCACTCAGCTTTTCCCTAGCGCTGAACTCCTGTCCCTTGTTGAAACGGCTTTGGTGCTCCTGAAACAGAGCTTCTATACGCTCGTTACGCCCTGAATAATAGGCAAAAATATGCGAAGGCAGTAGTTGACGGTTTTTCAACAGATAACTCTGCGACTCGGCTTTGCCATCCACCCAGACAAACGGGCGTTGTTGCCTAGAGCGTTCTGCCTCAATCCATACCTCATGACCACGAATGCGGTACTCCAGTCGATAATCCATGGCTGCAGCCTGGTTAAGATCCACATCGCGAAAAATAGTGATTAGCGCCTCGATTAAATTGGATTTACCGGTGCCGTTCTGACCAATCAAGGCGTGACTGCGGATGGGCCTCGCAGACAACTCACTTCCCTGCGAGGATGCAAAGGTAATATCAAGGTCACGCAGGTTACGAAAAGCTGCGATCCGAATACGTTGCAGTTGCATGTTAGTGGTTCACCGTGTCAGTCTGCTTCTCATGCATTTCTGCTCCGGCAGGCTCCTTGATCCAACCATTGGTTACTTCGAACTTTAATTGCGCATAAAAAGCATCGATCTCACCACTAAAACGCTGCCATAGATCCTTCGCAGGCATCTCACCACTGTGGCGGGCTAGAATGGTGGCTAATGGTGCCTGAGCTTTAACATCAGGCGGTGTACCTAGACGTACCGGGGCAATAAGTTCGGTTTGCGGGGCTTTCATCGGATCCTCTGCTTGCTCGATAGTAATGCCACTGATATCGGAAACGGATGCAATTGCAAGTCGTTCACCTACTGTTAAAACTTTCTTGAGATTTGCTTCCAATAAATCACAGAAGCGCATTAACTCAGAAACGCGAGCAACAATACGGTATTGCTCGCTGATAGGAGCTAAAGGAAACCACATTGAGCGAATAATCTCAGTATTTAGATTTGGTTGGCCCTGCCCTCGTGATGCAACATCCTGAAGCCATTTCGTTTTTGATTTTAGGAACAGATAGAGGTATTCATCAAAAACTGCATCATTCAGTTCAATAAATGCAGCAATTCCGTCATTGAAAGTGGTTCTGAATTCGCAAATCGCAGGCACACCCAATGTGGCACCACTATTGGTCAAGAGAACGGTCCTTGTAACAATCTCCCGAGTTTTATTTAGACCAGCTTCGGTGATTGTTGAAGTGAAGCGTTCGACAAACATTCCTTTAGCCGCAGTGACATCTGCAACCTTAAGGAATGGAATATTTCCACCGTAAAACTTAGGATCCCCTGCTGGCCTAGGCGACCCCCCACGAACTACGCTAGCAATATCGTTAAGCCGTACCCGTGACCATTGTTCAGGAATACTCCTTATCATCTCAGATATACCCGGAAAATCGATCACTGGTGTTTCTCGTCTAATTTTCTTTGCAGCAGACAGCCGCATTTTTTGCAGGCGCAAAGAATCAACTAGATCACGTGTCACCTTTTCAGACTGTTCTGAAAGGTTGCCTGTAAACGCAAGGTCTAAGATTACCTGCCGCAGATCGGCCACATCCTCTGGCACAGAAAACAGTTGCCCAAAATTCTCGCTTAAGCGTGCCCACTCTCTTTGTAATTCGCTTGGGCTACGGGTACCGGCAACCGCTTGTAATATGGACTGGCGCAAGGCATTTTGTAGTTTACGGCGGGCCTGCTGCTGCGCTTCCAGCTTATCGCATAGAGCCATCAGTTCATCGACTTTAGCAACGATGCGAGCTTGCTCTTCCTTTGGCGGTAGAGGGATAGGTAATGATCGTACTGCACTCGTGTTTAATTCCACTTGTTGCGTAGAACCTGATACTAAAGAGTCTGGATGTAACGGATTAATCCGAGATTGTACCCAAGGCGAAGCAATAACACACCATAGATAGCGTGGCGAACAGTTGGCGAGACGTATCACTGTAACGTGCGAGTCAGCCACTGCGCTGACATCATTTTCATGCTGATAAATAGCTATTCGCCCAACAGTGCCAGTGCCTGTCGAATTCCACAACAAATCCCCCGAACGAAGAAATCGCTCTTTGCCATATGAACTTAATGAATCTTCGGAAACAAAACGCGCCGAGGATAAATGAAAGCCAGGCCACTGCACACATTTCTGAGATATAACATATGTCGAACTCTTATCAACATATCTTGGCCCCTTGCCTCTTTGAATATAAAGACAAATATCATCAAGACTTACCCAAATCCAATGTCTGGGAATTAAAAAAGGCTCTGATTGTAATACAAACGACTTCTTGGTTGTTCGCAAACCAAGTTTAGCCTCATAGTTATGACGCTGCTGGGAAGCCTCTTCAACGGCAAGAGCAACAGGGGCTTCAGCTTCGATACGTTCTACGAGTCGACCTGAAATAGCCAGTTGGATAACTAACTCCCGCAGCCGCACTATCCCCCCCGAGGAATTCACAATATGCCCAAACTCAGCTAAAAACTGCTGCGTATCCATTAAGCATCTTCCCCACGGACAAAATGATGCGCCAACGCAGCGGCCAATTCACTTTTCAACTGGTTTTCGGTCTCTTCAATTTCCTCAAAAAGCTTTTTGTATTTGTCCAACAGCACATCAGGATCATAACTCTCATCTTCAGGCGTATTGGGGTTTTTAATATCCAAGTTAAAGATCGGCCAATAAAGACGATCGCCTGCGGTCTGAGCATCACGTGCCCGCAAGTGTAGTTGATCAGCTTGAGCCCGTAGCTCGGTAACTTGGGCCATAACCTTTTCACGGTAGATGGCATTATTGATACCAGCCAGACTTTGTCGCAACTCACTGGCTTCATCTTCCAGCGCAGCGGCTTGGTCATTCAGTGCTTTGGCGCTCTGCCAATGAGGTTGTGCAATCGCTTTTGCTTGTTCGCGTTTGGCTTTAAAGTCCACCTTCCAGGCAAACTCGTTTTCTACCCGATCAACAAAATCGTTGTCCTCCCTGCCCCACCACTCCCGTTCTGGCTCAAATTCTTCCAACCGGATAGGTCTGGTTTTGGAATAGCTTTTATAGCCCGCCGGATAAGGATGTTCGTAAAACCAAATGTTATCAGTATGAAAGTATTCGCTGCCATCATCTACCCTTGCACCTTTGGTGAAAAACAACAGATTAGTTTTAATAGTGGTATAAGGCGCAAACACCCCTTTTGGCAAGCGGATGATGGTGTGCAGCTTGCAGTCACGCAGTAATAGTTGTTTTAGTGAGCCTTTTATACCATCGCCAAATAGGAAGCCATCAGGTAGCACCACAGCAGCACGGCCATTTTCTTTGAGCAATTTTTTGACGATCAGTACCATAAACATATCTGCAGTTTCACGGGTACGTAAATCGGTTGGATAATCACCGCCAACACCATCTTCTTCATAACCTCCAAAAGGAGGGTTGGTAATGACGCAGTCCACTTTATCGCCGATACGCCATTCGTTCCATCCGATACCTAGAGTGTTGAGATGCTCAATTTGACTAGGTACGTCAATACCATGCAGTAGCATATTAGTGGTACACAAGAGGTGGGGTAACTGCTTTTTTTCTATACCGCGGATCAGCACTTCAATCGCTTGCTTGTCTTCTACGCTCGATTTGGCCGTTAGTTGATGACGAAAGTGATCGATAGCAGCAGTCAGAAAACCACCCGTACCACAAGCTGGATCCATTACGATTTCGCGCTTATCTAAACGTGGGTTGATCCGATCTGCCATAAACGCGGTAATGGCACGTGGGGTATAGAATTCCCCAGCATTGCCTGCTCCGCGCAAGTCATTTAGCATTTGCTCATAAACATCGCCTAGGTTCGCGCGAGTTTTGAAATCGTGAAAATTAATCGTATCTTCCAGCTTTTCGATGACAGAAAGCATCTGTGCACCAGATTTCATGTAATTGTTGGCGTCTTCAAAAATCTGTTTTATCACTTTATGCTGGGGGCTGATGCTCGGATCGATCCTCTCTTTCAAGCCAGGGAATAACTTATTGTTAACAAAGCTGATAAGTTCACTAGCAGCAATCTGCGGATGCTTCTTGCCTTTAGCATCCACCTTATAGGAGGCCCAGTTACGCCAGCGCAAATCCGCAGGAATAGGCGAACGATAGGCCACGTTGTCATCCTCCCATTCCTCTTCACGCTGGTCGAAAACTTTAAGAAACAACATCCAGGTGAGTTGGCCTAGACGCTGGGCATCACCATCGACGCCGTCATCCTTACGCATGATGTCCTGAATAGATTTGATGGTACTGCTGAGATTCATCTATTACTTTCTCTGTATTGTCGGCCTAAAACGTTATCAGGCCTGCTTTTGTTCAAAAGTGTCATAAAGGGCTTGTATCAGCTCATGCACCAACCTGAGCTATCGGCCAACGCTGCCAAAAATGCCGCACCGGATGTATGTTTTGCTTCCAATCGATTAAAAGGAAATAATCCAGCACTCTACTTTTTACACACCGTGATCGGCAAACTTGTCGAGAAGAGCTGCAAAGGCCTTACGAACCTACTCGCCTATTTCCCGAACATATTGCGCTTTTTAACGTCACTGGCCCGTTCGCGTACTGGGAATGAACTTTGTACAGATACCGCACTTACTGAGCTGATATTTGTCCATGTACTAGCGCCCCTTACTATTCAGTTGAGTTATATCCTTCGTCTGCACCACCTTCGCGCACCCAACCATCCACTTCAGACAACTGGAATTTCCACAAACGCCCGATCTTGTGTGCTGGTAATCCCTTACGTTCACGCCAACGATAAACAGTGTCTTTTGCAACACCCAAATGCAGGGCAACTTGCTCTGCGGTGACCCAGGGTTCTACACTAATGGCATTGGTGTCCACTCTACTGCCTCAAAGTTGTCTTAAATCGTCATAAGTCTAACAGACGACTATCAACCATAAAGAATTATTGATCAACTCAGACCTTACATTTGTTTCATCGAAACAAAAAATAAGCCCTGCGAAAACTAGCAGCACCAGCATCCATCACTGCTGACACTGCCATCCCCCTCAGAAAAACCATTCTCAACTAAGCACGACGCCCAAACTCCCTATGAACCACACCCCCACCGCGTTCTAGGTTGTCCACGTAATCCCCATACCACTGCAACATCTCCCTGCGCTGCTCCAGATACTGCGCATGATTGTATGTGCCACGAATGGTGTTCTTATCCACATGCGCAAGCTGTAACTCGATCCACGCGGTGTTATAGCCCTGTTCATGCAGGATAGTACTCATTGTGTGCCGGAAACCGTGCCCTGTCGCCTTCCCATGATACCCAATCCGTTTTAGCACCTGATTGATACTAGCTTCACTCATCGGTTTCGTAATATCGTTACGGCCTGGGAAAACCAGGTTATAACGACCCGTCACTGCCTGAATTTCACGAAGTGACGCCACAACCTGATCGGATAGAGGGACCAGATGCGGACGACGCATCTTCATCCTTTCGACCGGGACTTCCCAAACACGTTTATCGAAATCAAACTCTTTCCATTCAGCCTGACGAAGTTCGACGGTACGAACCCCGGTCAACATCAGAATTCGAGTCGCCATCCGGGTTATCGGACTACCAGAATACGCGGCAAGAGCCTGTAAGAAATCAGGGAGTTCATCAGCTAACAGATGGGGGTAATGGGTAGATTTAGGTGCGGTTAAGGCACTTGCCAGTTCAGAGGCAGGGTTTGTCTCAGCTCTGCCGGTGACGATGGCATAGCGGAATACCTGATTGCAGGCCTGACGGATTTTACGCAATTTATCGAGCACACCCCGCTTTTCGAGTTTACGCAGTGAGCTGAGCACTTCGAGCGGTTTGATCTCAGCAATGGGACGCTTACCAATATCAGGAAAGATATCGTTCTCGAACGCTTCCATCAGATCTTCGGCATAGCCTTTCGACCAGTTTGGGCGTTTGTACTCATGCCATTCCAGCGCGATAGCCTTGAAGGTATTTTCGACATTGGCCTTTTGAGCCAATTTTTCAGCTTTCTTCTCTTCTCCCGGATCTCCGCCTAAAGCAATAACCTTCCGTGCTTCCTCTCGCTTCAAGCGAGCATCGGCCAGAGATATATCAGGATAAACACCGATAGAGAGCTTTTTCTCTTTACCCAAAAAACGATACTTCAAGCGCCAGTATCTCGCGCCGTTAGGCTTCACCAACAGATACAGACCACCGCCATCAGTGAGCTTGTATTCTTTTTCTTTGGGTTTTGCAGTATCAATCTGTCGTGCATTTAGTGGCATAAAGGGGCCCCTAATTTCCATTGAACGAGATGAGCCCCCGCAAAGGCCCCCAGATACCACTTGATTTGGGTATAACTGAGTTGACCTCGATAGAGCTCGTGACAGAAAAATTCAGTAATTTCAGGGAGTATAAAGGATAAAAAGCGAATTCAGTAGAGGTGTGTTGACTTGAAAATGGTACGCCCTACAGGGCTCGAACCTGTGACCTACGGCTTAGAAGAAAGTGGCATAAACTTTAACTCATTGTAATTACTGGCCGTTCTGCATTCACAGTGACACAAACAGGCAAGTGATGACACTTTAGTGGCTCGTCCATGTCACCATGGTGACGTCACCAACGTGACACTATTCCCACCAACCTATCCCACACCAGCTACCATTACTCCAAGACCATCCCCGGAGTTACACAATGGCTACACTCAAAACAAAAGTTAAATAGCCGGGGTCCATCCCAGCTCAATTAGGAGTTAGTCACGTTCTCTAAATCCAGATCATTCCCTTTAACGATATTATCCCTCACGATAGTCGTGTCCACAGATGCAGCCATGCCAGCCGTGATCCCCTTAGCATTACCCTTCACAATATTATCTTTGATAATGCCGTCGGTAATCTGCGCGCCAATCCCAATGCCGTTAGCAACATTGTCCACGTTGAGACAACCGCGAATGAACAGGTTTTCAGTAGGCTTGGCTATCTGAATGCCACTTCCCCCGTTTCTGGAGTAGGATCCGCCGTTTACTTGAACATCGTAAACAGGTGTTATCACGTTACCAGCAGCCCCGATATGCAGACCGAACGATTCATTGTTCTCGGAAATGCAGTTACTGAAGTAATAACCACGGGCGTTATCTCCGATTTCTGGGTTCGAATAATTTGCAGTCTTATACACAGCAAACCCCTTCCCGTTACCATACGCCATCTGGCGCGGGGTAAAGTACGGGTTCTGAACAAAGCTTGACCCGTTTTCTATCGCCTTACAGTCCGAGAACAACGCATTTTTACCATAACGTATCCCGTTAACCACGCTGCCGTTATCTGCTGCAAACCCATTCAGGTTGCGGAAGGCCGTACAGTTGACAAACGACACACCATTACCACCGGCGTTTCCGAAACCAACCGCGTTGCCTTCGCTGTAGCAGTTGACGACATTAATGCCTACCGGGAAATCCCCCACGACTAGCTCACCGCTGCTCTCTGTGTGGTTGTGCCACTCGAAGAACATGCCATGGCCATAGTTATTGCGGTTAATGCAGTTAATGACCTGGATGGGTTCTTGTCCGGCTAAAAATGCCCCGACGCCAATACCCATACCTGCACATGACCCGTCTTGCTGATTCTGCCCGCAGCCCTCTGTGACGATGTTGTCCAATATCCCGGACATAATCATATCCACGCCGAACCCTGTTATGAGAGATTTATGGATCCACACATTACGGACAACCAGGTCTTTGACGTACTCCATGTTGATCGCCCGACCTGCGCGAACGGGAAGAAGGTCAAGGTCGAACCCCAGGTTCTCAAAGGTGATTTTTTCGTAAACTTTATCGCTCAGCTTCTCGTTTTTAAACGGGATATCTGCACCGGAAATAATGGTGTTATACATACCGTCGCCGTAGAAGTAGTTAAAACTTTTAACATAACAACCCGATATTTTATAAAGACCGCTTTCCAGATAAACCTTTCCTCGTTTCTGGCGCTCCATTTGGAAGCAGAGCTTTTGCACAAGAGGGGTGTAGTCATAAGCCAAGGTTTTATCAGGACGCCCTGCAAGTTCGTACAAGTTGTATACAGGCTCTGACAACGCAAAGAAAGATTCTTCACCTCTACGACTGACGGTTGAGAAATTCATTGCTGTCGAATCCACCCGTCCTTCAGATGTGTGAGTAACTCCAACGTACTCAACATCGGCCGTATTGAATAAGTCCCGCAAGGAAACGGTATTTATGCCGGCCGGTAAAGTGGTGACATTGATCAGCGTCCGATTCACGTCCAGCTTTACTAAATACCTATTGGTGGAGCCCGCGTTAAATGACAGCGTGATGGTAGCATCCATTGGAACCATTCCACGATCGAACAGATAGGTTACGGCCGCCGGTGCCGCACCGATAACCCCGGCAGAGGAATATCCTAATCCTGGATAGATATCGCCATATGGATTTGCCGCTGGCGCTTTAACGGAATATGTCAGGGCATCGTTACTGCTAAATACGATAAGTTCCGGACCAGAAAGTCCTCCTGCCAAGTAGTGGTTTACCGCGATAAAACCATCTTCTGCTATCTCGGCTACAGAATAGCCATATTCAGTGTTAGCGTTGAAAATAAATTCCAGGGTTCCGTTCAAGAACTTACCTACCGCATTATATTGCGCACCCATAGATTGCGTACTGCCTACAGCTGACGAGTTTTGCGCGGTCTTAGCTTTAACCACATCCCCTTTCTTGACTGGGATCATCGGCGTGGTCATATAATTGACGTTTGGTTCAGCTCTGCCACCTTGGGAAATCGAATGCAGGGCGCCCTCTTCGAACACTTGGTCGGTATAAGAAAACGGTCGCGTCTTATCCCCTTTGGCATATTTCCTTTTCCGAATAATTGGAGGAAGGGATCCTTCTGTCTTAAATGCGGCAACGTAAATGGTACACGCTTCCGTAGCGGTAAAAAGGTGATCTGTATAGACGTTACCGGTTACGAAGCAGAAAGTTAGTGGCTCAAACACTCCCGTAGATACAAATCGCGAAAGAACGGGAACGCCTCTTTTCCCCGATGCCGATGTCGCACCTATGTTAACCCTCGCGTAGATTGAGTCCCCCGCTTGAAGTGATACAGCAAATAAGCGCCTGGTATTATCTGAAACTAAAATACCCGCGACTGATACGTGGTAATTATCTGTTACTGTAGCCGAAGTTTTAGCATCTTCATCATCGTAATAAACATCATTCATGCCATTGTTGACGAGATTCTCTGTGCTGGGAATAGCCTTGTCAATGGATGAGTCAACTACGCGTCGTTTGATGATGTCAGGATAAGTCGAGTAGCTGGAGTCTTTTACTGCTGTAGATAAGTCAGACGAGGTCGTGCTTATGACAATATATCCATCTTTGGGTGCCAGATAGGAATATTCAGATACGACTTTGTCATTTTCTCCGATTACACCGCTATCAAATGACGATGCGTTAGGAGTAGAAAAGAAAGCGATGGCGTATCCGACAGAAGACATCGCAACATTTGCAATAACAATGTCTCCGTCATTTACAGGTAGGAAACCTGTCGAAAATGCAGACATTGATGCCGTTGGATAGCCAGTTGGTGTGGCTGTACTAACATAACCAGAAGTGGCGAATGCTGACAAGCCCTCCCCCTGAGAAACGCTTCCAACTACCTCTGAGAATAATTCGAACGATGTATACCCACCTAGCTTATCCTGATCGTTGGTGGTTATTGCATCGTTAAGTATGTCGCATTGAAAGACCTCTGTGGTAGCAACCCGGGTGGCTAATAACACAAACCCATCTGCAGGAGTCGTAAACAAACGTTTGTATGTCGAAGCGCCAACACCTACATTATCTGCAGAAATGAAGTTTTTATCGATGTCGTAGAATGCGATATTAGCGAGTGCGGCATTGTCATTTGCAGCAGTAAGGAAGATAGTTTGGTTGGCCATTACCGGGATGAAAGTCGAGTTGCGCCATAAAGAGGAGCTGACAAGCAACCCGGTTGCTTTCACGATGTAATTTGACCCAGTCAGGTCAGCCAGAGTAGCAAGCGTGGAAAAACCCACCGCGCGTTGTAAAATATCAAATGAAATATTTGAACTTGGATATGACTTGCCTGTAGGTGTTGCTACTCCGCCAATATTCTGATATTCATCGGCAATAGCTTCGTCCTTAGAGGATCTAATAAAGAAATAAGCTCCACTTGGAATGGACCCATTTGAAATTGCCGTATTTGCCGCTAAAAGGTCATCATATACTTTTCCCAGAGGGGCCAAATTCTTTCTAATCCCCTCAATGGTATATCGCTGAACATTGAATCTATCTGTGTATTTTTCAGCGCCAGAGTTAACAACCTCATCAATTTTTTCAGCGTTGAACTTTAAGTCGATTACATCATTACTTGGTATTGGTTTGGATGTTGGCGTTGTCATTTATTCGGCAACCTCATAATTATACATTTCGTCGTTATATTCAGACATGGTTAACGAGGTAGTCCCGTCGCCATTAGGTTTCTTTTCTGTGATCGTCCACTTGGTAGCATCCATTTCCACTTGCGTGGCGATGACATACCGGGAGGGTGATTGCACGTTGTAGCCGTCAAAAATATTGAGGGTTATTGCTGGTACTGTTGCGGAGAATCCAAATATCGTGTCGCTACGAGGAAATGCCTGGATTCTCGCGGTTGGCGTGCCATTAGCATCGGTGACGATGACATACATGTCCCCTTGCCATTCAATGCGTTCACTTGTGTCAAAATCGTTTCCATTCCTGGCAACGATATACCCGTCCTGCTGATTGGCGTCGAAGATATCAGGCACCTGCACCATCTGACCGACGTTTACCCACTCTCCATCTGACAAGGCCCTTATCGACATCGTTTGCCGGGAATAAAGCAACCTCCTAACCTCTTTCAAAGCCCTATCTCGTGCCTGATATGAGTTCCTGACATAAAGCATGTCGAACTTCTTCGCCTTGACTGGCTCTCCCTCTTCAATGGTTGAGCCAGTGATCCGATAGCGAATGAATGCCTGTTTGTTTGTAGTGGGGTTCTTGTAAGTGACCTGCACGCCGTCAAATCCACCAGGGAGGGTCATGTCGTATGAGAGGCTGTAATCCTCCGCCTTGGTGTTGGCGCGGTTGAATACGGTCACCGCGTTTGGCTTACGCTCGTCACGCGTAAACGACAACACGCCGTCATCCCAGAACGCCGTTACTGTGGCTGCATCGCAAATGGTCTGCACCCTGGCACCGAGAGAGATATCTTCATCGTCAAACGTGTAGTCGAAGTAACCCAGCCGCTGATCCGGTAATGACGCGGCTATCGAATACAGCTCATAGATGTCGATGCTGGGCTCGGCCTGCCCGCCCATTTTTATCCACGTATGAAGCACGGCATCAGCAAACGAGCGTGACGGCCTTTCGGTGTAATCGACGGTTTGAGTGCTCATGTTGTAACTGATGACATGACGGGTAATGAGCGCGTTATATTTCCTTTCCCTTGCGCTCGTAGCCCTTTCGGTGGCCGTTACAGTGACGGTAACGAGTGTGTCATTTGGGTACGCGACATTACTGCGCGTCCTGACAATGTGGACGGCCTCAACCTTCAGTACCGAATGATCGTTGCTGTTATTCGACCGAATGAACGAAATAGCATACCGGCCATTACCTGCAGCGGGTGTGAACTTAAAAGTTTCGTATTTGGTATCGGTGTTTTCATCGTCGTTATTTAACCCAACGTTGTAGCTCTCAAGCGTGCCGGGGATCTGGTTGTTGTCGTCATCAACTTTGTAGAAAGTAACGTTGGTTCTGGCGTAATCCCCATGGCCAAGCTGAGCCTGCAGGTGAATCCAGAGCTGTGTTCCTTCTACGGGTGAAAACGAAGGCCCGATAACCAGCGGCTCGTTATCATTCAGCGTGAAGATAGTGGTATTGATTACAGCATCACCCGGTATTTGACCGATGTCGTTCCCGCTGAGGTTCGCAAACGTGAATTCATAGAAATACTGAGGATCAACAGGCGCACCGTCATCCGTGGTCGTGGCATTTGTTAGTTCAGCAAACACGGTGATATCCCGCGTTACTGGGCCAGATACCGTGTTGTAGGTGACGCTAACCACGAATGAAACTGAGTGCGGTTTCGGCAGATCATAGAAGTAGTCGAAGTCACTATTTTGCTTAATCTTCACCTGAGCCTGACCGGCAACGAATTCACCAGAAACCATATCCGTGGTAGTCGTAGCCGTTTCAGCAGGGAAGTCTTCGCTCTCATTTGGCCCTGGCAATTCCTGACCGTCGATATCATCGAATGCGAATCCTTCGTTGATGACCGGTATGTTTTGGCCTGGCTGGAAGATCTGGTATGAGGCACCCGCTAGAGCACCAAGATTCGACTCTGAGTAGCGAACAGACGTCACGTCATACTTGCCCAGGCCAAAATTCATCCACTCGGTCACCTTTTTGATGTTATTGGTGTACTCGAATAGAGACTCCTGGATCAGGTCTGGAAACGCCCTTACCTGACCGTAGTTATCAGGCTTTGCCTCACCGTTACGGGCAATGTTGGTTTGCCCTTTCAGGCTGTTATTCGGTGAAGTCTTGGAGTTGTTTGTGGCCGCGTTGGCGCTAGGCTGCTTGATGAGTGACGAAAGGATTTTTTGGGTAAACTTTATCGGGTTGAAGTGTTCAAGCGGGTTCAGGATTGTGCCGAGCGCACCACTCTTTGGCTGGTCAAACACGCTGATGATGTCGCCCTGGTTCAGCGGAAAGTTAAGTTCATCATCAGGTTTAAGCTTTACTCCGTTCCTCAATATCTCAACATCGCAGTGCAGGTTGGCCGTTTTCAGCCATGGGTAAAACATGCTGCCGGCTGCGAGGTTATGTCGCTCTTTCGGTATCCCCGGCACGCGCTGAACTTCGATCAACGGCATAGTCGTAAAACTCCACTTTAGTGAACACTTTTTCTAACGTCCGAAGCTTGTCGAAACGCACCTGCCCAGACTCGCCACGGCTATGGAATGCTTGGCCATTCACCACCAAACCAACATGCTTTGGCTCATCGCCGTAATACGCGATAAATATGCGACCATCGGCGGACTTTTCGGCCTGTTGCCAGAACACAACATCACCCTCAAAACACGTCAGGAAGTCGCTACCGGCTTCGTAGTCCGGTGTTTGGTGAATCTCAATACCGAGCACATGCCGGTAATACAAAACGACGAGTCCCCAACAATCAGCCGCCTCAAATGAACACGCCCGATCGCGCCACGGCTTACCTTCCATTGCGGCCACAAAGGCAGATTTATGCATTGGCTAGTCCTGGGAAGTCGGTTGTGTTGTAGAGGAAGGCGATGTTGTTGTTCAGCGGGTTCTGAAGAGTCAGTGAGCATGTAACGTCGCTCTCGTCCATCGACACGTCTTTAACATAGAGCGTCCATGGTTTAAGCGGCGTGTTCATGTCAGCGGCATCAAATCGCTGATAGGTAGCCGATATCGGCGTTATCCGCGAAAAGGTGCGCCACAGTTTCAACTGCTGCTTAAAGTCCTGCGCCAGGCGGCCAAATTTCACTGTGGCGTTGATTACCGGCGTGTTGCTCTGCTGGCTCTCTGATACCTCCATTCGGCATGGGGTGTAAACCTGCCCCGCAAACGTCTTTGGGTAAATCTGGCGATTCACCAGGCGGATATAGCCGAAGGTCGAGTGATAAAACGTCATGGTGTCGTAGAGAATGCGGTTGGGCCGCTGAGACTGAAATTCGCGTAACGTTGGCATTTAAAACTCCGGTAAATCTCGGTTAACCACCTCATCAATGATCCCCCACTGGTTCGGCGGCAGCTCAACAATGACGTCTGAGAATTCATCATCCGGGTTGTAAACCTTCCGGGTGATAACGTTCCCCGTCCAGGTCGTCGTGTTGCCGTTGATGCTTGTCTGTACCGGCGGGGCCACAAAATGCAGCTCCTGCATCTGCAGACCTGAGCCCCCCAGATTGCACAGCATGGTGAACCACTGATTTCCGTTATCGAGATAGCGCGGGCTGCGATACCACTGCTCAAATGCTCGGTCTTCCTGCAGCGTGAAAATCCAGTTCAGTGACCAGGTGGTTTTAAGGTCATCGGTCAGCCGCTGGAAGATGGGCGCGCCTACTGCAGGTTGGTCGGTGCGAAACCCCGTATCAATCGTGCGGCTCTTGTTGGCCTTCTGAGGAAGAGATAGCCAGTCGGGATAAGGTATTGCCACGGTTTTCTCCCGGTAATAAAAAACCCGCCGAAGCGGGTTATGTAAATAGGTTGGTATATAAATCAGCTTTGAGACCAGGAGCCTAAGCTAAATCCGTCTATTTCATCTATTTTGAATCGCCACAGAGAAGATAAAGTGCCGATATTGTTACCAGAGACAATCCTCACATTATCCATGTGAATAAAGTTAATGTTTAAGTTTGCTTTTTCTACATCAGAAAAAAAATCTACCTTCATACTATTGTAATAAGATGTCATTGCTTCTTTTGCTTCATCAGTATTGCCTGACGAAGAAATTGCGCTGATCATCTTGTCACACCAAGCAGAGCTTCCAATAATCGTTCCTGTGTAAATTACACCATTAACTGATATTGTTATTCCTTGGGTTATTCCTTTGTTCGCCCAAGCTGCATAATCATCAAGAAAAGCGTCTTTAAGCTTCCTTGAGATGACTTCTTGTGGTTGTTCATTTTTATTAGTGAGTTCCATGAAAATTCCTTTCAGGTTGTAGGGGCTTAAATGCTATCAGTTATAATGCTATGAGTCATATAGACTTCTAATTATTCAGTAGCACGACGAGGTGCCTGATGGTATTTGGAAATAGCACCGCTCAATGGCCCCCCTGCCTGTATATCTGCTATAGCAAGCTGTATGACACTGCCACCGTCAGATCCCTGGCTTACCTGGTAATCTTGCACGCCAGCACCAGAAGACATGTTCTGCACAATGAGAGTGATATTTGGCGAACCACCCTGCATGTCCTTGTTGCTGATCACCTTACCGTTATCGCCAGGGACCATGTACTGACTGCCGTTAGCTGCCTGGTAAATCTCAGGCATGCCGCCCTCGCCCACCTGATACATACTTCCGGCAGACACAGGACCGCCATTCTTGCGCTTACCGGCAATGCCACCGGATAACGCCATCGCCGCGATTACCGCACCGATACCGATAGCGGCAGCGCCACCAAAGGATCCTATTGATGCCACAATTGCAGCCGGAGTCCATGCGGCTGTGGTTGTTGCTGCTGCGGCGGTGCTGGCAGCGGTTGTAGTGGCCGTCCCTGCTACCGATGCGGCGGTTGTAGCTGTAGTGGCAGATATTTGGGCGGCGCTGCCCATCACGGCTGATTTAACCCACTCAATACCCATCTGAACAAAGCTATTGACCAGGCTATTTATGGCATTGCTTGCCAGAGACTGCATTGCATCCTGAGCTGACATACTCCCTGTAATTATTCCAGTGAACGCATTTGATGCATTGCCAGCCAAAGAATCAAGAGAGGCCGCCAGGGCTTCATTGGCAGTGCTTTGGTTACGCCACAATTCCCACTGTGCAGCCAGCCGCTTCTGCTCATACTCAGTATTTGCAGCATTCATCAGAGCCAACCCATTCGCAGTCAATACCCCTTTTTGGGTTTCAAACTGCTGTATCAAGGCCAGCTTCTTGGCGTGCTCATTAGCGAGCGCCTGTACTGGATCTATGCTGCCTTGTGCCTCCTGCATTGGCGTGACTGTATTGTTTGCGCGGATTTGAGCTAAGGCCACTTGATGCTGCTGTTCAAGCTGCTCAGAAGTGGCATTGTATTGCTCTTGGGTGATTTTCTTCGCGGAAAGCGCAGTGCTTAAATCCTTAACATCCTGCGCGTAACTGGCGTTTTCTTTGGCCTCTGGCAAAAGCTTCTCAGCTGCCGCCTGCGCCTTGATGGCGTTCGCTGTATCCCATTTTTGAGCGGCATACTGTCCAGCTAAGGTTATTTGCGCCTGGGTCGCGCCTTTCCCCAGTGATTGCTGAGCCGTTAATATGGACTGCGCCCGACTTAGTTCGGTTGTTGATTCAGCGGATAGATCAGATTGTTGCTTTAGGTTTGCCAATTTTTGAGCGACAGATTCTGCCTGTGCAGCAGATTTTTTTAATTCTGAAGCTGAGTCTTTGGCTGCCTTTTTTTGTGCCTGCTGCGCTTGCAGAGAATCATATTCTGCTGCAGCTCTATCCCTCGCTAAACCAACATCCGCTTCTGTCCCGCCCAGTTTCCTTATCTGCTGCTCTGCTTTTAACTGCGCGCGCTTCCTGTCATTTAGTTCACCCTGCAATTCAACCTGATCCTGCAGTCCATCCAGGTAATCCTGCACGTTTTTAGGGCGGGTAACCTTGAGGCTTGTTGCGTTGAACTTCTCCTGCTCACCAGTGGCAAAGCCAATTTGTTTCCCAAGCTGGTTCATCATTCCAGCAGCAATGCTAGCCTGCTGCCCATGCCTTGATAGCAGGCCTATCCCTTGTTCAAAGGTTCCATTCATCTGCGCGGAGGCTATGCCAACGGCGTTCTGAGTTTGGCTTAGATTCCGCTGCGCCTTTTCGAGTTCAGCGTACGCGATGCTTTGGTTATCTAATGCTCCATTGAGCGCCATTGCCGCTTGGCGTCCGCGCTTCGTACCTTCACCCCAATTATCAACCTCGCGTTGTAGATTAGCCACTCGCTTCGATGCTTTGTCATACTCATCGCTCGCATCACTAACAACACTGGTTAGTTCAGGGATGGCAGATCGCAGCTTGGCAATGCTGGCAGCAATCTCTGTCGCCGACATATCCTTCATTTTACCTAAAAGCGTATTTACTCCATCGGCCAAATCAATAGCCGCCTGGCGCGCTTCCTTGGCTCTTTGATAAAAATAAAATATTGCGGATGCGGCCAGAACTGCTGCACCTGCAGGGCCACCAATTAAAGCCAAAGCACCACGCGCCAAAGCTGCAGCAGCGCCGAACGCTGAAAGGGATGTAGAAGCAGCAAACGCTGTAGCTGCTAACCTGACTTGACCAGCAACAGCTAATGTCAAAGCCGCAGCGTATCGTGTGCCAACAATCGCAGCGACTGATCCAATCACTTGGGCAACAATATCAAGATTCTCGCTCAGCGTTATAACTGAGCTGTTAAAGAGCGACACTGTCGATTTAACCGTCGTAGAGCTGCCGATGAATTGCGTTATATTGTTGTTTGCAATCTCCAGCGCCTGGCCGATCGTAGTCGTCGTATTTGCAAACTCCTTGCCGATCGCATCGCCCTGGGAGAGTAAGCCGTTAACAACAACATCAGTTGTTAACTTACCCTCAGCTGCCATAGCCCTTAATTGCCCAATATTCACGCCAAGCGATTCCGCTAAGGCCGTAGCCAAACGGCCACCCTGCTCGGTTACTGAGTTAAATTCTTCACCGCGAAGCGCACCAGATGCTAACCCTTGAGACAACTGAATAACTGCGTTGCTGGCTTCCTGTGCGGTCGCACCAGAAACTACAAAGCCCTGGTTGATAATGGTTGTTAACCTCGCCACATCATCAACGCTGGTCCCATAACTACGCGTTGCTCTTTCTAGGCGCTGGTATAGAGACGCCGTAGCCTCAAGCGATGCCCTTGTATCTTGCGCGATGGAAAACACTCGCTGGGTAACTACAGCAAGATCTTCATTCGCCTTAACAGAGTTGGCTAGTTTGTTATTTACTGTCGTCCATGCATCAGCGTATTTGGCGACTTGCTGCACTGAAATTGCAGCAGAGACAGCGCCAGCAAGACGGGTTACAGAGGTAGATAGTGTATCGGATGATTTTGCTGATCGCTTAAACCGCTCGTCCATTGAGTCCAGGCGGTCGTTCACCTTGCGTTGCGCCTCAAGAAGGCTGGCGACATTCATTTCTACTTCATAAACAATATTGCCAACTTGCTCTTCGCTAGCCATTTCATTCTCCAGGCAATAAAAAACCCCGCCGGAGCGAGGTTTGTTTGATTGGTGACGATTTAGCTATTGGCCCTTTTCCTGGCTTCTTCTAAGTAGTCGTCATCAGACTTGAAAGCTTCTTTTGGTGCTTGAGCGGCCTTAACCGTCAATGCATCAATTATCTTTGTCTGTTTGTCGCTGATTTCTTTTAATAAATTAATCTGATCGTTCGCGCGTACAGCCATACGGACCAAAAAGAATGAGATTGCGAGTCCGACGCTCCAAGAGATAATTGTTATTGTCCAAAAACCTGTCATTTCATCCATCAATCAGCCCATCCAGATTTGGTTTCAATTGCAGATTCAGACATGGTGTACTTCTCAACCACATCCCCACTGAATAAAATAGTCAGCTCTTTTTTAGTGCCGTTGGTGCCATTGTGGAATAAACCATAGAATGGGATGAAGCTTTTCCCACTAACCTTCACCTTGGCGTGTACATACTTCCAAATCTCTTTCCCGCCATCAGTGAAACTCACGTTATCTGGTGAGCCAAGCATCGTCTTTAGCTGGGCTTTAGTGGTTACGCCTTCTTTGATTTTGCCTTGCATGCTAACTTCTGTTTCTTGCTGCAGTTTTTTATTTCCTGAAGAAGCACACCCTGCCAGCAAAAACGCCACCATTGCGGCAGCAACCATCTTTTTCATTTAGTCCTTTTCCCATAGACAAGTAACAAGTCGTTACATGGTAGCAGAGGAAAAGAGCAACTCAACGCAAATCACGCGGTTTTTGCCAGCCTGCGCGCCTTCTTCTTCATGTACTCATCAGCCACAGCGTCATACTCTTCGGCGGTGAAGCCTTTCTGATCTGGGTATTTATTGTTTATCAGCAATTGAAACTCAGTCATGGTCAGTTGCTCGGCTTCCGCTCTCGGCATGCTGAAGTGGTTGCGAGCTGCGCTGATGTACTCGAAGGCGCTGAACTCCGCCACATAGGCGTTTGTTTCATGGCGCTGCAGCCGCCTAACCTTTGCCTTACCGATGATGCCATGGGTGATGAGTGACTGTGCCAGGATGATGATATCGTGTACCGGCAACTTCCCCATGCGGTAAACAAAAGCCCTACGACCACGCTTGCTTGACACGAACTCGCCTACCAGTGGTGTTACATCATCTTCGCAGCATGCCTGCATCACAATTATGCCTGCCTTTAGCGCCTCTCCACCCATCGAATTTATATATGTGGCCAACCAGGAAGGAATCGACCCGTAAGCCTCTATAGCTGACTGCATTATTCTTGGTGCTTCGCTATGGTGTAGCTCAGTAAATCGCTCCACAATCTCAGTGGGGGGGCCTATGCGCGTCATATTCGCGAATGATGGTCGAAAGAAATAATCATGTGCGGCATCAGATAGAGCCATCTCGCCGATTTCAGTAAGTACGGTCATATTGGCCTCGAATAATTATCATCAAGGGCACATGCATGCCCTTTGTGATAGTTACGCGGTGACGGTGGCCGCGAATACGGCGGTAAATGCGCCGTCGTTTGCTTTAGCAGTAATGTTAGCCGCCCCCGCAGTTGCACTAGACGGAGCTGATACAGTCACGGTTAATCCGCTTGCGGTTGCTGTAGCGCGCGCCGGCACGGATGAAACCAGCGTGAATGACTGATCGGTCGCATTAGCTGGAGCGAACACCACGTTAAATGTAGTCGTTGCACCGGCGGCTACCGTGCCACTGGTTGGGGTCAGAGTGATCCCAGTCACTGGAATATCAGCCGGGGTGTCGATTACTTGGATGGTATCGGAGTCAGCCACCTTGAACTCGGTCGACAACGTAACAATGTCGTTAGTGCCGCCGTCAGAGCTCAGCGCGGTGATAACCATGTAACCAATAAAGGTGATCGGGCCATACTCTTCACGAACCCACAAAGTGGGTTGACGGCCAGCCTTGATTTCGTCGTTGTAATACTTAACGAACTTAGCCACGCCGAACTGATCCAACTTGTCGCGCTTGCGCACTTCGCCTTCAAAGCTCAGGGTAAAATCAGAGTTTGTGACCAAGTTTTCAACATAGCCCTTGGTGTCATCCGCATCCGAGGTTACGGTATTTGGGCTGAAATCGAATCCCTTGGATGTACCGGCGATCAGCGATTGCCATTCGCCTTCTGCAGGAACCGTATCCGGGCAGCCAAGAGCCACCTCAAGCACAATTCCACGACCGAACAACTTACTGTTGTCAGTTGAGCAACCTTGCATATTTGCTTACCTCTTTGATTATTGATTACTCGCCATACAGGCAAGCGAATTGCAGGCGATAGACTAATCGCCCTTCAGTTGTTGAAACTGGGGATGGGATGCCGCCGACGTTCTCTATGTGACCAATACAGTCGTTTGGCATGGGGTTAGCCTGGATATGGCTGATAATGGCCTGAGTGGCATTGTCGGCATCTTCGTCTTCGTTGATAGCGCCTACAACATCGACCATGACTAAATACTCGCTGCCCAAGTCATTACGAATTGCGCTACCGCTGTTTGGCCTAAATACCAGGAACTTATCGACATCTTTCCCTGTGTCCCGCCAGCGAAGCATTTGCGTAATAAAGCCGGTAGTTAGTCCAGCATCCACAAAATAATCACGTACTCGGCGATGCATAGCAGGTGTCATAGCTGCATCTCCTTCTTAATGGCTCGGTCAATCTGCGCCTTGGTATCTTCAAAGCCTTTGGTCAGGAACTCTTTCTTGGCAGTAGCGCGGCGGAATGTTTGCGGGATGTTCGGGTCATGAACATAAACGGCATAATTTGCTGAGTAACCAACTCTTCCTGTTACTCTGGAGCCATTGACTGATATTTCTCGGTACTGGCTATTTAGTAGCGTTGAAGTGTCAATCGGGGTGTATAGCGCGGCTTGGCTGCCACCAATCAGCAGGGCAGACTGAATGGCTCTTACCACCTTACGCCCCCGGATGTCGCCAATCAGTCGCTCAAGATTAGCCTGAGCCTCTCTGACGCCTTTTACCTTAACGCTCATATCAAACCCCCGTAATAATGGCGTAGTCGTCGGCTATTCGGTCGAGAGTGTCGGCATAACGGATGATATGGCGAACCTCGTCAGCTCCTTCGACTTTGGTCGGGTCGAGATCTGCAGACTCTCCTATCAGGATATAATCACCACGCTCAGCATCAGCATATTCAGTCCAATGCGTGTTTTTTACGACAAACTCTATACCGACACTGCCTAACCGCGCCGTAGCATCCCCACCGTAATCACACATGATTGCGATAGGCGGCAAAAACCACTGCTTACCGTATTCATCCGGTGGACCATCCTTTCTCCATACGGTGGCCACTGCCGTATAGCTCCAGTTAGCCGCAGCGCTCATGAGAGATAATCCTCATACTGGTCAGGACAACCGGGGCAGTTGGGGCATTTTTCGCAATCAGGTTTCTCCTCATCAGTTTTTCGCTCTTCCTGCATCAGCAACCTCCCACAACGTCAAAGAAACCCACGCTAGTGCCAACGTCGATCGGCAATCCTGCAGTGCATCCGGCGGTATCCAACGCTGCTAGCGTGTTCCTCATAGTTTTGATGTCGCCGCTGTAATCGAACGACCTCGACGCCCCGGAAGGCGCTGACTGTGACTTGATACGCTGGCTGAAGGCCGTTATCGCCATAAGGGTGACGGCATAGACCTGTATGAGCATCAGATCGCAATCGTCGTAGCCAGACGTCTCTAGGCACTGACGGATGCCGTCCAGCTTGCACAGGTAGGCATCGATCATGAAGTCAGGAATGGAGTAACCCAGCGCAGACAACTGCTGTTTAACCTGCGCCGCCGTTATCTGCGCTGCCATGATTACTTATCCTTCTTGGTTGCTGCCGCCAACGCAGCTTCTGCTGTATCAGCACGCTGCTTCTCTGCTGCCAGTTCTACTGCCTGGGCCTGCTTCAGTTGCTCCAGCGCGTCGGCGTGTTCCTTATCCTTCGCCGCTGCTGCAGCCTGGGCCTGCTTCAGTTGCTCCAGCGCGTCGTCCAACTTTGTCTGAAGTGCGGATGTGTCGGCATTGGCTGTAGCGGTCGATGTGGCCACTTCTAATGCCAGTTTCTCGCCTTTCTTTTCTGCTGATTGCTCCGCCTTACCATCGGAAATCCACTTTTCTGCAACCGCGTCATCTACTTCGTAGACTTTACCAACTTCCAGTTTTTGGAAGTTGGCACCGGCAAAGAGGTTTGCTACCAAAACTTTTACGAGTGCCATGATTTTTCCTTAGCTGGATGCGTGAATGACAGAGAAGTGGCCGTTGATGTCTTGCTTGACCATCAGGCCGGCGGCACCCCAGGTACGCCATACGTAATCGCTGTTGTAGAACTGACGAGGATCGGCAACGGTGCCGAACGCCTGGCCTACGATCGGGGCAATGACGCCAGCAGCGAGAGGGATAATCACGATTTCGTTACCAGAAAGCTCGGCGTCCTCTTTGATGTCGGAGATGCCGGCCAACTTCTTCAGCTCTTCCAGAACTGTGCGCAGAGCATTAACGTCAAAATACTGCTCCCAGTTCGACATGATTTCGCTGGATACGTACCAGGTCTGTTGGCCGTATTGATAGTTTTGCAACTTCAGCACGTCACGCAGAGCGATAGCAGCAGCGCGCATCGCTTTAGGGTCGGTGCTGGTCGCAAAGTTAACTGTCAGCGTAACCTGCGCCACACGCTCATCATGACGCAAACCCTTCCAGGTCTTGTCGTCGAACTTGATGAAGTTGCCGGCCGCGTCGCGGAAACCTTCCCAGATGTAGTCTACATACTGCCGGCGAACGTCATCGACAGAGCCAGCCTGAGCATCAGCCAGGGAGGAAAGTGCGGAGCCTTTGTTGAAGACCGGGTCACGCCAGTTGAATTTGAAGCCGCTGTCGTGGATAGGCACCATGGTGCCATCGAAGGTGTAAGACTTCGCATCTAGCGCCGCACCGATCTGCCCAGACATTGAAGTGTGCGCCCAGCCACGGCCACCAGTGCGTGCGTATTCGTACACAGACTCCTCCAGACGAACAGAGCGAGACAGAGGCATCAGATCGTTGAGCAGAGTGAACTCTGTGTTCGGCTCAAACTGCTTCAGTACTGTCTGGTCATATGCCTTATACAGACGACGGATATCGTCGACTGCGTTTACAGCGTTGAGATCAGGCGTATCTTCTGCATCACCCCGCCATTTGGTTCGTGCAATGAAATCTGCGGCGGCTTGAGCGCTGGCGTTACGCGCGGCTGTCAGCTTTTTAAATTGAGAGGAGTTAACCTCAAGGTTCCCGGTTTCGGTCGCCTGTTTAGTGGAAAATACAAACATTCAGGTGCTCCTTACTTGATGACAACGCGCAGGAGTTCGCCTGCAACCGTGGTGTATGCGCGATCTTCTTCTACGTATGCGCGAACTGACTCGCCTTCTGCTGCGGCCTTAACTCGGCCATTGACGATAGAAAGCGGCTGACCTTTAGTGTAAGTTCCGGCTGCAGCAGGTACGTTGAAGAAAACGCCAGGGGTTGGATGGAATGCAACAACCCAATCACCAGCCTTAATGACGTCATCTACGGTTTTGCAGCGCAGATAGTCATAGTTGGCTACGTAAAGGATCGCGGCTTCATTGCCATCTACCGATGCGGTGAATTTCTTCGTGGTGTTATCGAAGAAACCGATCGTGCCAGGGGGTGTATCGGCGGCGGCAGCACCTTCTCGATGCAGTTGTGGATTGGCGAAGATACCGCCCGCGTGAATTACATGTTTCCCGTCTTTAGCCATTTTTTACTCCGGCATTTCGCTGAAAGTTTGAGAGGAGTTAACCTGACGCAGCATGCCGTTCAGGCCGATAGAGGTTGAGCACTGGGCAAACAGCTCCTTCAACGGATCACCATCCAGCGCGTTTACGGCAACGTCGCTCATGCCGAATTTGGCTTTAACTGCTGCGCGCATCTCGCCTTTCTCTTTGTCTGAGTTGGCAATAAGGCCAGACTTAACATCTGCGAGATCGTCGGCGAATGGTTTAAACCATGCCGGCGCCTCGTCGCTGTTGCTTGCCTGCTCTTTCTTCTTAGGCTTGCCGGTTTCAGGGTCGATTTCTTCCCCGCCTTCTTTTTTGGCTGTCGCCTTCTCTGCGGCCAATTGGTTGTAAGCGTCCATCAGTTCGGCATCGGACTTGCCTTCAGTCGGCTTACCAGCGGCTTGCAGCGCATTGATAATCAGTTCTTTCATCGGATCTTTCTCTCCGTTGGTTTTAATCTCGTACTCAGTGGGTTTGCGCACGACTTCTACAGGTTCGCCGACGAACACGGCCTTACCGTCCTCATCGATGAGGTATTTCTGTCGGAAAAACTTGGTCTTATCGCGGTAAATGAAAGTGTCAGGCCAGATAGACTCCGGCCATGGACAGTAATCATCTGAGCAACCTTCACGGAGCTTGTTGCTGATCGCTTCGCGGATATCGTCAAACGAGAAGTTGGAAGCGTTGGTGAAGAAAAACTTGGTCTTGTTCAGCAGTCCATCGCGGGTGCAATCGATACCCTCTGACAGGTTTGCGATTTCGACCTCTTGATCGTCGCCGTCGGCGTTAACGAAGATGCCTACACCTTCGCTTGGCGTTCCGGCTCCTGGCTCATCCAATAAAACGGCCACATGGTCAAACACCATGTTTGTGGCGATTTCGTTGTACTTCTTACCCTTCGATTCGCCGTTGGCGGCAATACCTGAATAAAGAAGCCCGGTAGAAATGTGGATGGGCTCTATGTTTGTCCCAGCGATCATTTCATCCAGTCGATTTACCAGCCGCTTACCCTTTTCACTGCCTTCGGCATAGCGGCGATCTACATACATATCACCATTTACCTTTCCATCGACGTGCTGGACGTCTTGAAGCCAGGCGCCAACGTGATAGTTGTTCACCGCGCGGACATCACCCGCCGATACATGCTTTCCGTCTATTTTGGGATGCCCTAGCGGCATCGGTTTGCGTTCAAGGGTGTTATAGGCCTTGGCAATTTCTGCTGCCGGGTACAACTTCCGGTTCATCACGATATCGTCAACAACGGGCGTAATGCCGCGAACCACGATATGTGGTTTCCCGTCGATGGTTTCGGTAGTGATATTTGAAACGGAGTTGACGACGGTCAGCACGTTAACGCGGTTGCGCTTCATGCTGTGTCCTCATTGTGTTAGTGATGCCGATTAAGCGGCCTGTTGCGTCATCCAGGCAGCGCGCTCTTCTTCCAAGCGCTTCGCCAACCCGATGTTTACTACATTGTCTTTCTCGTCAACGACGGCTGGGATCTGGCTGCAGTAACAGTTGAACCTGTTGCCGTCTTTCGAGTACCACTCACGCACTTCTTCGACCGTGTAAAGCTTGCCGTGGCGCGATGCGTGCCAGGTACGCGTTGTCGGCTTCAGGGCGGATAAATGTAGCAACTTGGTGCGCAGGCCTAACCTGTCCTGCACCCATGTGGTTTCGTTCCACTGAGCCTCTCTCAGGGCACCAACCTGCTCGGTCTGAGCGATCGTCTTTGCCTTGGACATTGAGACATCAAGGCGCTTGCTTATCACCCTCATGGTTTCACGCGGGTTTACGCCTCGCCCTACAGCATCGGCGATGATATTGGCAAGGTCAGCGCGCGCTGCATCGCTGATCCCCTTCCAATCGCTGTACGTCGACACGAAAGCAGCGGCCACCTGGTTCTGATAAGCAGGTGTGGACAAAAGCGCGCTTAGCGAGGTCTGCGACGCGTAGACCTCGGACTGAGCAGACAGATTCGTATAGGCATTGAGTGTGCCGCGCCGATACTCATCTGAAATATACTGCAGCGCCCAAATATCCTGACCGTTACCCTCTAACAGGTAGTCATCAAGGATCGTTTGTATTACCTCAAGAAGCGCCGCCAACTGCTGAGCGTTCATGTCGTAGACAAACGTACCGGCGTTAACCTGATATAGGGTGTCACCTGAAAGAACATGCGATCGCTGAGAGTTACCTACCAGCACCCGACCAGTTAATCGCTGGTCGAAAAGTTGCCGAAGCGTTTTTTTGATGCCCAGATATCGGTTCTCGATATCCCGGAACATTTTGTTAACTTGCCGATATGATTGGGTGGGGTCTGCTTTATTGCGCGGTATTATCGGTGTCCCGGCTTTAGGCCTCAGCGTTGTCATCATTCAGCGGATCCTTACCGACCTGCTTTTTTGTCGGGTCTGGCTGTCTAGGTTCCTCGATTGGCTCCAGTTCGCCGGCAGCACGCACCTCGTTTGGTTCAACAGCAGACGCGCCGAACGCTTGCTGGGTTTTGTAGGCAACATCTGCCATCTTGCTCATGTTCTCGAGCTTCTCGCTATCACCTGGCGCCAGCAAATCAGACCAATCGACAGTGATCTCGCCTTTCGTTGGTTGCGATACTACGCCGACGTCACACCATCTCTGAATGACCTCAGTTAGCAGCCAGGATAGCCACCCGCCACGGCGCCCATTCCCTTTTTTAGCCCATTCCTTCCTGTCTTCGGTAGAAGCAAGATTCCCGGTTTGCTTGCCAAAGAGGATATTGAACGGGCAGCCGATGGTTGAGGCATAGCTATTTGCCGATACTGTCCATGACGGTGTAGGGTCAGCGGCGACAACTGAAAGGACAGATGATGTCCCAGACTGAGTTACCAGCGCAGAATCCGTACCCTGGTTGAGTTTTCTGATCTTTTCATTCATTGCCTCGCCAAGGTCTTTATAGCCGGCATCCTTGGCCTGCTGCGCGATGGTTTTCATGTCGGTTTTATCGTCGAAATGAATACCAAGTTGGCGGCTCGCGTTCTTCAGGAACCCTTCGGCGCTTCCTCCCTTGGTCTTTTCGATGTCCAGCAAATCGTTGTAACCAGCCTCGTTAAGAGGGATGCCAGACAACATGTTGTCATCTTCTGAACCTTCGGCGAGGGTGATCACCCTGCTGGGGTGAACCGTAACGCTTCTCACATTGCCGTAAGTGCCGTCATCACCCACAGGCTGCTCGTTGAAGATGTAGTTCACCGGCTGCCCGTAAGTTGGGGATAGGGTGTCGATATCATAGTTGCCAGGCTTAATCTGCGATTCCCAAACGGGGATCATCTTCACCAACGCATCTTCGCCAATTCTTGCCACCAGCGCTGTATCCACAGGCTCTGACCATAGCCTACTATCTTTGAGCTGTAGAATGATTGCAGAGTAGTGGCCAACCAGGTTGCGCCGATCGGCATCCTTGATTTTTGACCAATGTTTTTTCAGCAGCCTGGTGACCGTTTTTTCCCATTCTGTAGAGACGGTAGACTTATCAGCCAGCGGGCCGTCAATAATCGTCGGATAGTCACTCCAGCAGTTATCCAACGTTTTATGCACGCCGGCATGAGCCGCGGAGTTTCGGCGATAAGCGCGATAAAGTAGATCGAAGCTTATGCTGTCCGGGTAGCCGAACTCGTCCCACAGTTTTGTTCTCTTCGTGTTGCCATTCATCTGTCCCGCGTACAAGGAACGCTGGCGCCCTATCGCCACTGCGTCAGCGAGGGCATTGACGAGGAATTCAACCTCGCTATTTTGTTCACTCACTGAGAGCTCCTTAGAAGAATACGGCGCCAACTTGTTTGTGGTTGTTCTTAGCTACGGCAAAGTAGCGGAAACCATCAGAACCGTGCGACGTGTGATCGTGAAGAGGTTTGTCTTTCCAGCATCCGCGCTTGTCATCCCACTCTTTTCGGTATCCCTCAAGGTGAGATATACCCTCAGCACACTTCTCATCGTCAAAGACGCATTTAGGTAGGATTTCACGGACAGACTCGATCCCGGTATCAACGCCAACTTTCGGCACAACCTTGAATGTCATCGAATACACCTGGCCGTCGATTTCGTAACCCTCACGCGCCAGTTCCTTCCGTGATTTAGCATCAGAGCCAAACTCTCGGTTTTCAATATCGTGTGGCCCCCAGTGCTCGCCGTACTCATAGCCACGGTCTTTGAGCACCTTCATGTAGTGCCTCAAACCTTCGCCAGAGTTCTCGTAGTAGTCGATGACATGAAACTCTTCACCAACCTCACGAACGAACCAGATAGCTGTTGAGTCACCCACACCGATATCCCAGAACGTATGAACCTGGAGATGAGAATTATCGGGAAGTGAACCGATCCGCTTGTTGGTATACAGCCAGCGGAACTGCTTGGCGTAATACGCACCCTCTACCGACTGTTGGAAGGCTTCAGCGGGTATGCTCGGATACTCACGTTTCATGTCGTCGCCAAGAGTCTTCTCTTTGGCGAGATACCAGGCCTTCTGGCGTTCATTTAACGCGACTCCATGCTTAGCTTCCAGTTCGCTGAAGTAGTCAACCAGGCGATCTGGGATGCTTTCTACCGGGTCGATTGCGTACTGAGGATTCTTCCACCAAGTGAAGAAGAAAAATTTCCAGTCGAGGTTTGATAACGTTTTGCCCTGCAGCTGTGCTTTCTCGGCCGTCTGGCAATAGTCGAAGAAATACCCAGCACGCCCCTCGGCTGTACTCTCGATAGTTGTAAAGCAATCTGTCGATACTGCCTCAAAGGCGCCAGTGACGATTTCACGGGCTTTGTCCGGGTACTTAGCGCAGATCTTGCCGAACTCAGAAACGTGCAGGTAACGAAGCGTGCCGCCACGAAATGACGTGCTGACGTAGAGAGAGCCGCCATTATTGAAAACAAGCTCACCAACTGCGTCGTTCTTTGCCGGGTTCGCCTTTCTGATCAGCGCCGGCAGGTTGTCGTAGGCATATTTGACCTTTTCCCTAAACAAGCGCTTTGCGTCGTTTAAGGTGTGGGCAATCAGCGCGCATTTGGCTGATTCGAACAACGCGGCATCGAGTTGGACAATACAAACCAGCGTCGTAAAGCCGAGCTGTCTGGCCTTTAGGATTATGTTCCTGGTGTGTACGCCTTCGAAGTATTCGAGCTGCTCAGGGGTCATCCTGAACTTAACCTTCTTCCCCGATTTGTCGGTAATGAAGTAAAGGTTGTTCAGGCGCCAGAATCGATTTTTAAGGTTCTTCTTCAGCTCGCTGAATTGCTTGTTGAGATCAGCCATAAATCACGCCTCAGAAGATATCTCCTTCAGTAGCTCAGCCATCTCATCAGCGATGGTGTGCTTGGTTTCAATCTTTTGCTTGTTGGTATACGCGTCGCCGCACTCTTTCGCGGCCTGCTCGACGATCTGAGCGGCCAATGCGTAGTTCTTCATAGTTTCAGTTCGCGTTGCCATGCGATCAAGAACGCGCAGCCGGTAGGCCTTGTTGGCGATTGGAATGTCTGAAATTTCTGTCTTGAATCGTTCTCGCGTCGTGTGGAACAGGTCTACCCATTTCTTGGCCAGCGACTTGCCGCTAACCTTTGTCGGGTCGTGAGATTCAACCTGCTGACGCGTGATTTTTAGCCCAAACTCTTTTTGGACGGACTCCACCACAAGCGTAGGAGTGTCGAAGCACGCAAGGGACTGAATGATGAAGGCTTTTACATCTGGTTTTAATGCAGCCATAAATCACCATCCGTCCAATACAGTCCAATATTTACGCCAGCCTCAACATGCAGTTACCGCACGCCCTGGCAATGTTTAGTTGTGCCACCTCCGCAGGCCTGTTAGCCGCATCAACCAGTTCCTGAACTTCCACGCTTGCACCGTAACGCCGCACCACTCCAACAAACTCTTCAACATCGTGGCCGCGCAGCTTCAGCACCGGCTGGCCTTCTTTGTTGAATTTCGGTGCGCCGAATTCATCAGTAGCCTGGGCGATATGGTAGAGCTCATGCTCGACAAGGGCGCAGAATTCAGCATCAGAACACTGTGAGCAGTAATCCGCAGCCAATGTAATGATGAATTTTGGCACCTCGCCGAACCATTCATGCATCTGCTGTTCCATTCTGGCCTTCTGCCAGCCACCTGCGCGCATGGCTACCTCTTCGGCCTGCCCGAGCACGTACCGCCCTTTCTTCTCAAATGCAGATGACGCCCACATGAACTGGATATCTGCATCCAACAGGTGAGAGTGGTCAGGATTGTGCAGGCTGCCGGTGTCGCTCAGGATTTGGCTAATAAGCCACTCTTTCACTTCGTTTGCTGGAACAAGGCCGATGTATGGCATCAGTTGATGTGACTCTATGAATTGCAGTGGCGGGTATGGACGCCGCTCATGGCTTTCATCCGGTACTTGCTTCGCCATGGTTTTCTCCTGCTGGTTGTCAGTAGCATTGAATCAGCCACTCACTGAATGGCTGCTGCGATGCTTACACTTCTGGGATGCTTAAAATCAGCAAGGCCTCTGTGCTTTCCTGAATTGCCTTTCTCACCCTGGAAATTACCTCAAGGTGCATCAGTTCAGGTCTCTCATACTGCTTCTTAAACAAATCAGCTCTGAATGGATCATCCGCCACAAACTTAATGGCGTCAGCAGCCGCTGCTGTGTCGTAGGCAACCAGACTCAAGATATTGAGGCGGATACTCTGGGCTTGGGTAATTTCCTTCGTTTCTGACATTAAATCGCCTCCAGTTTGCGGGCATAAAAAAACCCGCCGTAGCGGGTCATTATCGATGTTCTGTTACTTCTTGCCGTTAGCCTCTGCCATTTGCAGGTAAACCGGCGCGGAGCCGTTAGGTAGCCTCTTGCTCACCTCTCGGTAATGCGCCACACGCTCACGGAAGTATTCACGCAAATGCTCAGGCTGCTCTCGCTCCACCTGGTCAGCTATCACTGGCTGGTTCATGCGCTCTTTGTACGCTACGCCTGATGCGGCAAGGTCAACGTTCACCTTGTCCATTTCTTCTTTGGGCAGATTGCCGAGATTGTATGACATGGAATCCTCCTGGTTCAGAGGATGATACGCCTGCCTCCAGCTACATGTCAGCAATTACGACTCACTAATGGAAGGCCTAATAGCCGACACAATAGATGCATCACAGGCTCAGCAATGACCCTCTGTATAGAGGAGCAGTCGCTCAGCTTTGAATAGGTGCCCTTATAGCAACTAAACGATCTAACCAACCACGGAGGCTTTATGAACTATCCACCAGATTTTTATCGGGCTGCAACTGCTCTATTCACGCTGCTAACACCTTTCGCTTACATCGCACTTCATCTCATCCGCTACTTTTTCCCGCTTCCTTAATAACCGCAGCATCAGCCACACCTCGCGGGGTTGCCTCGCCACTTGCGGCTTACCCGCCAGCAAGACGTAATCACCTCCTGCAGGGCTTCACTGTCTCATTCCTTGTCGGGGGAATTCTTTACTGGGACGGCTTTCACCTGCATGCTGATGCATTTCATCAATAACCAGTCCCATCGGGTTAAATGCGCAATAATCAGCACTGGGATTGCCCAGCGCCGTATTCTTACCTCACAAACTAGATTACAGATCATTGCAGCCTCCAGACTCATCAGGCGGGTTCTGCCGTGGAATTATCCCGGCATGTCTACATTTCCGACTTACGCATGGCGGAGGTGGGGTTGGCGCTGGCTTAATGTAATGATCTGGTGGCGGCGGGTTCCGCCCTCCCTTCTCGATACTATATGGTCGTGAGGGGAATGGCGGAGGGGCTGGCCTCACATAGCCGATTGGCGGTGGAGGGTTTCGCATGCAACCACCACCACGTTTGCCAATAAATATCACGCTAAATGCAAATCCGAGACCGAGACACATCAGTACAAAATCCATATCTGTCATTTCTGCCTCTCTTCATCAAGCTGCCTTATCGCCAGTAGTTGATTGTTCGCTTTGTCAAGCGCCGCCAGCAACGGACCAATCCACAACACTGCCTGGCAGTAAGTCAGCGTGCTGGAGGGAGCGGGGCCAGCACCGGTTGCGTCAGCGACGATGGTATCGGCTGACATTGCGCGGGAACGTAGACGGTGCGTGTAGTCGAGCAGCCCACCAGCAATAGCGGCAGGCACAGCCAAATCGCACGTTGGCTGATTCTTGAGGATCGTCCGGTATTCAATTTCTTTCCCCTGGGTGTCCGCGTCGGTTTTGATGCCGTACTGGGTCGCCGCGTTGCTGATTCCGTTGGCACGCTGGAACTGAAACGCCTGGGTAGCAATCGTGACTGCCTGCAGGTTGTTGTCACTTTGCAACTGCTCAACCTTCCCGCCAGCCGTTACAGCGCTACCGTGGAAATAAAAGGCCAACCATGCCAGCACAATGAAGATAATCAGCAGAGCACCAACTGTCGCCACCATTAATCGATTCATTTATCCAGCCCCCAGCAAGCCAGCTCCGACTCCTGATCGCGGCGTATAACCTGCCCGAAACAATTATTAGACCGGATTCGACAGTCCCGACCGCCATCAAAAATCCAGCGCTTCATCTCTGTACAGGCCCCCAGTCGATCACCGGCATTCAGTTTTTTGTAGAACGTCGAAGTGAAGCATTTGCTGGGGCCAATGTTCCACGGACAGAATGAGGCAATACCGACTTTCTGAGGCTCAGTCAGTGTCACCTTGACGTTGCGGTCTACCCAGGCTAGGGCCTTTTTCTGCTCGGCTGCATCAATTCGCTTGCATTGATCAGCAGTCAAGCGCATGCCTTTAATCACCTTCCTTCCGTCCACCGTGGTCACTCCACCGCAGATTGTCCAGATACCACCAGCATCCTGATACGCTATATTTCGCTGCCCTTCTTTCTCTTCCTGAAACTGCGCCATCATCACTGGAGCAGAGGCGCCTGCAGCTATCAACGCCAGCATCGCGGCGCTGAGTTTAGATTTGCTTATCGCCATATCAGCCCTCGGCCCTGCGCATTGCTTCCGCGACCACTTCCACCGCTGCAGGACGCTCCCCTTCTGGCTTAACTGATACGCCGTGTAAGTAGTCCTGCATAATTTGAGTGCGCCGACGTTCCTCGGCCAAACGCTCTCGCTCTTCTTTCCGCTTGGCGTAGTAAGTTTTTATCGTGAAGAAGGCTGATATCACTGCGCCAATGATGAATATGTAATCCTGCAGCGACAGCAACGAAAAGAAGCCGAGCAGTGCCGACCACCAGTACGGCAGGTTTGGATTGTCTGGGTGCATTTTCATGACTCCACCTCCCGGTTATCGGGCTGTGCTGTGGGAAATAAAGGATCAGCCACCAGCCGTAAACGAGTCGGCGATACGGGGTATGCCAAGTATGTGTCGGATGTTGGCTGGGGCTGAAAACGAGAAAACCCGCTCGGAGGCGGGTTCTTTTGATATGGCGGGGTGATTTGTCAGCCCGTAGGCATTGAAATCCCATCATTAAGAGTAAATCTAGCCATTTTTATTCAATAATGCAAGAGTTGGTTGATAAAATTTTAAAACATGCCGCTATCTTTTTTAATTATGCACATTTGAAGTTACTCTGCCCAGCACACCCTCAGCCGCCTCAGCGTCCTGGTAACACTTACTGATCAACATCTGATAGAAGCGCTGCCAATTCCTGCTCCATGTCGGCTGGGTCAGGCCTGGTATTAATCCCTTCACCACTTTGTAAGCTGGGGCTGTCGTGGTTGGCTTCAATCCTGTTCCGTGGCATCTACTGCAGGTTTTTTCTACGGCCTTTCCTCCTGCCTTTGCGCCCGCTATGTCGTATACCTTTCCACTACCGCCACATCTACACCTGGCCCGCTCAACGTCTGCCGTTCTACAGAAGTCATCCACTGCCAGTTTCGAAAGCAGCACCATGCATCGTGCCATTTGTCTACCCGCGGCCTTTCCCACCAGCTTTGGGGCCTGCTTAATCGCATGCTGCGCCAATCTCTCTATCGCTTTTTCTCTCTCTGATTTGTCTTTATTAAATTTTGCATAGAGAAGACTAAGCCCCTGAGCCTCCCTTGACTGCGTGATCCCCAGGGCTACCATGACATCGGTATAGCCTCCTTGCCCGCCAGCATGGCATTGTGATGCGCGAACCACACGCCGTTCCTGCTGTACGCCGTCCTTATCAGTCGTCAATTTTGATTGAGGTTTGGTTTCCGGTGCCATGCTCATAATCGAAGGAAATTTCGGGCTGCTAGCTAAAAGTGCGTGCTCTATTCTCATGCTATTTCTCCAATAATTATTTGGCCTACTTCGCCCAAAACCTTTGTTACTCGACCGTCCCAGATCCGGCAGTCGTCCTCAAAAATTGCATCCAACAGAGCCTTTTCCAGGTTGTCTTTGTCTGGCTTCTGCTGATGCGGCTTGCCGGCCATCTCAGCGCGTTTCTTCTTGCTCCAGCTATCTGGCATGGGTAATACAAAAGTCACGTGATAGCCGCTCTCAGGCAGCAATATGCGATGTAATCTCACCTCATCGCAGAATGCCCTATAGCGGAGAACTGGCGGGCGCTTGGCCCACCGGTCTTTTTGCGTTTGGCGCGGCTTCGGGATCGGAACGATGTTGTATGTCTTCACGCTATAGCTCCTATGCCTACCGAGTAGTCGAAGAACTGCGCAAACAAGTCCGTTTGGCTACCATGCTCTGCTTCCCACGCCGTTGGGTTGTCATGCAGGTTACGGTGGCAGGTGCGGCATAGTGGGATTGTTAGGTAGTCGCTCGGCTTGGTTCCCATGCCGCCCAGGCCGTGACCAATGATGTGATGAGGATCGTCAGCGCGAGCACCGCATCCGCAGCACGGCTGAGTTTTAACCCAACGGGTGTATTTGCTGTCTTCGACACGTGTCAGCTTTGGACGCAGCATGAAAGCCTTCGGGGGCTCAGGGTCAACCTTGAAAACTTTCATTGCGGTCTTTGCCAGGATCTCTGTAGGTGCAGGCCCAACAGCCATTTCGGATTCCTTCCTTGCTCCAGATACCCTTACCGGGTTCGGTAACGCCAAGAGCTGCGCTGATATCTCATTGGGGATCAGATCAACTACGCCGGAAATGGTTGCCCACAAAACAAGCTCAGGGATCGTTAGTTGCCCTTCTGACTTGAGCCGCCATTTAGCGGTTTCAACAACCCAGCGCGCCATGTTAACGTTCGCTATTGCATCAAGCTTTGGCGATGTATGCCCGTCAGTCCTGTTGTCACAGCTCCAGCAGATACGCATGGCAGCATGACCATAACGACGCGTGGTCAGGTTGGACGAGTGGCTTTCGCTGGCGTATTGGCATTTGGTGAAACGCGTTACCCAGGCTTCCATCGAGTTGATACCACCAGCAGCGTTGATAACCCGCTCATGCTGAAAGAATGGCTGCAGGCGTGGGTCGTTCGCTATCTCATGCTCTACCTTCGGTAAAATTCCGTCTGGGAGGTCTTTCATCTCGTCCGGCAGTGTTGATACCAGCACGCGGCCTGTCAGGTGTGAGAGCAGCTCACCACCAGCCTTGATCATCGCGATGCCCAGATCGCGCTGTACGTTAGATTTCACAATCGCTCTCATGCGTTCTGCGCCTCCTGCAATTGCCGATACTCACACTGTGCCGGGATGGTTAGCCGTAACCCGCGCTTGTGCGCCCACATATCTATTTGCTCCAAGTAGCGAGTCATTTCCCCGGTATCCAGCAGTTTTGTAGATTTTACGTAACGTGTTTCACCCATGACGGTGATCGGCTTTGGTGGGCAATACAGGTCTTTCAGGTATTCATGGACATAGTCCTGATTAAACCTGCCTTTCCCTGTGCGCGTTAATTGCGTTGCCACTTCACCGTTCCATTTCCACATCAGTGCGTTCTGACTCGGTGTGCGCTTTTCCCGCCATTCAACGATGCTGACGCGGTAGCGCTTGCCAGAAGCCACCAGCTCTTTCAATACCGGCCATAACTGAGTCTTGGTCGTTTCGTGCAGGCAGAAGTCATCCATCAGACGTCCCTCTTCGAATAGCGTTTCTCTGTCTTTTGCTGTGGCTTGGCGCGGCAAATCTGTGCGGCAGCCGCCTGATCGGTAGGCATGAAATGGCCATGACGAAATTCTTGGTAAACGGTACCAAGGGATCCAAAGCGGTTTTTGGTCACGATAATTTCAGCAAAAGGTGCGGCTGGACTGTCTTCCTGATAAACCGCCTCGCGATAAAGCATGATGATGCTGTCTGCGTCTTGCTCAATGCTTCCGCTGTCACGAAGATCGGAGTTCGTTGGCCGACGCTGACCTTGTGGGCGCTTTTCTACATCGCGGGACAATTGGCTGAGCGACATCACTGGCGTTTTAAGGTCTTTCGCCATGCGCTTCATCCCGCCGGAGATATACGCTATTGCAAGGTCGTTGCGCTCTGCGCGTGGCTTTTCGATTAATCCGAGGTAATCAGCAAGGATCAGTGAAAGGTTCGGGTGTTCGCGTTTAAGGCGTTCTGCAATAGCTCTGATTTGCTCAATGGTCAGTTTTGAAGCATCAACAATCCAAACCTGTAGGCCTTGTAGTCTGTTAATCCCTGATGAGACTCTGGCCCACTCCTCGTCTCCCATTTTCGACGCGGGGTTTCGCAATGCTGAGACCGGCATGTTTGACGCGTTTGCCAACTGGCGTTCGATCACCTGGTGCGCACTCATTTCCATGCTGAATATCAGCACGCCGCGCGGCATTTCCACGTTTCCAATGCGAACGCTGGTCGTTGCTACCCCTTCGGCGACTTTCAGCGCGAATTCTGTTTTTCCCATGCCTGGACGTGCAGCAACAACAACCAAATCGACAGGGTTTAAGCCCCCAGTAATAGCGTCCAACTCGGGGATCCCCGTCTTCAGCGTGTCTGACTCTTCACCATTCGAATTTCGTTGCTCAAGCAGTTCTGCATAGGACTCAAGCAGCTCATCAATATGAACCGGACGGTGCTCATCGTGAGGTTTAGCAATCGAGAAAATCTTGCTCGAAAATTCCTGAATACCAGCCAGCGCTTTTTCGTGGTTGTGTGCACCAGCGATCAGGTCATAACTCGACTCCATCAGCTTTGTGAACTGCCGGATCTGATAGTATTCACCTACAACACGTGCATACCCCTTCAGGTTAGCTACGGATGGGCCACGGTTCCGCGACTGCGTCTCCATGATGTCGGCAAAGTGTTTTTCGCCCATTGCTTCAGCAATCATCAGGCTATCAATCATCCCGCGATTACTTGCCTGTCGGGATATCTCTTTGAACGTTTCGCTGTACAGGGGTACCGAGAACGCTTCAGGTTCAAGTGTTGCGAGTACATCAGCCGCATCAGCTGTCAGCCCGCTAAGCAGAAGGCCGCCGATAACGCTCGCTTCGATATCGATATTGATCACAGAGTCCCCTCCCGCACTTTTCGCAATGTTTGTGGTTTCATCAGGTATTCAAAATCTGCATGCCAGCCTTCCCCAGTCGGCCCGCCGAAATAAAACTCTCTGGCGTCCTCAAGAAATGCCGAGAAATACGCACCAAAGCCCGCTGGTGACTTCGTTGCTAGGTGGGTGGTGAGTTCACGGATAGAAATTTCGCGCTCTCTGTCGAGCTCTACAGACGCCATGCGGCCCGCTGTAATTTCGTTGTAAATATCCACCACCGCTTGGCAGTCGATTTCTACGCAGGTTTTCTGCCAGGCTTCTGCGTCGGACAGGTAACCGTCAAAGCGATTTACCCGGCAGATGTTTGCTGGCTTAGCGACAGTGTTGTTCCGAGGCTTCCAGGTGCGGATAACCCAACGACAAACCAACTGCAGGTCTTGCAGGGTGTATGCGCTGCGAGACTTGGTTTCTGTCAGCAGCACTGCGAATGGTTCTGCAGAACGGCAAGATCCTTCGGTGAGTTCGTTGTAATACTCCAGGGCCTGTTTTGCTTGTGTGAGAACTTCCTCCGAAAATTCCCCCTTGGGGGCTTTAGGGGGATCTGTTTTTACTGTCTTTGGAATAATGTCTATGGTGTCCCCCTGTTTTGAGGGATTACCATCCCCTAAATTGAGGGATTTTTTATCCCCTAAATTGAGGGATTCTCCCTCGTTTTGAGGGATGGCCCATTCAGACACATTTTTGTTGGGCCCAATTGCCTGACCTACCGATACCAACACCTGCATATTCAACAGTTGAACGCGCGTTTCACTGACGCGCTTAATCGGCAGTTTTGCAATCTCACTCAACTGAGAATTTGAGATACGGTCATGGGGTTTATTCCAGCCATAAGTCAGTCGGATAACTGCCAGCAGCACCTTGAACTGACGCTTAGTTAAATCAGCGCCAGCTATCGCCTCCAGCAGCATGGTAGCCAGTCGGGTATACCCATCATCAAGATCGGCCACGCGACGCTCCTCGCGCTCCACAGGCGCACGGAATTGAATGATTTCAGCGGTATTACTCATGACGGCCTTCCTGGCGAGCCTTCACCTTGCGGTATTCCTCGATAAACCGTTTGTGAACTGCAGCAGGCAAAGTCCCAATCGGATCGGCTGGCTTCAGGTAGTCATCACGAGTAATTTCTCGCTCTTGCGTTGTGCGTTTGTTTTTGCGCATAATGTTTCAAACCTCCGACGGTTTAAAAAAGACCCGGCCGAGCTGTTGGCGCAGTTCGGCTTTGTTTTTTCTTGACTGGCTTGTCCGTAGCCATGCTGTTCTTTTCGGCCCACACCTTTGCGTGCCGGAGACAGTCCTCAAACATTGCGCCCTTCTTGCTGGCTTGTGAGCAACGCCGGTAATGATCAACACCAACATTTGCCCCCCCCCCTGCGCAATTGCAGCGCTATAACCAGCTTCGGCCAGCTTCTGTTTGATGTGCTTTTCAATGAATTGCATGTGGTTCATGCCACCCCCTATTCGGTCTTTGGCTCCCGGATGCCTTCCAGCATCGAGATAAGCTTTTTGGCCACCTCGCCGGTCAGCACCACGCTCTGCTCGCACTCAGCTGAGGCAACGCAGCCTTCCGGCAGACCAAGCTGGGAAATCATCCGGCAGGCCAAACCCACCAGCCTTACCTTCTCCCTGCTCAGTCCAGACGGGTGAATACCCATATCCAGTGCCAGCGGCTTGTTACCGCGAAGAATCGCCTCTTTGTGAAAGAAGCTCTCCAGCAATTCAGGTTTGCAGTTGATGCGTACTGAATTGCGACTTGTTGCGACTGATTCCATTTACAATTTCCGTTGTTTTGCAGTGATTAGTTTGGTTTTTTGAACATGTGAGGCAGATCAGGACGAATCATGTAACCGGGAATTTCCCCGTTGGTTACTCGCTCGATGTGGCCTACGTGTTCAGGTGAAACTTTCGCCTTGTTGTGAAGCCATGCCCAGACTGAGGGCTGCTTTACCCCGCAGGCGTCGGCAAGCTTTTGCTGGCTACCCAGGACTTCAATAGCCTTCTTGATTGCATGGTTAACCATAAATAGCTCCGTCTTTTAAATTTACCGAAATAATAGTCATAGCTATGTCACTTGTAAATAGATAAAGCTATTTGATAGTTAAATAGTCTCGGCTATATGATGGCGATATGAAAAAAACGACCTTCTCAGAACGACTAAATCAGGCCATGAAAGAGAGTGGCTTCACGCAAAACGCACTGGCTGAAGCTGTTGGTATGGCCCAGCCTAGCGTTTGGAAGTTGGTCAGTGGTGGCGCTAAGGGATCAAAGAAAACCGCTCAAATCGCGAATGTGCTTGGAGTACGTGCGGAATGGCTCGCTGAAGGAACGGCTCCCATGCGCGATAGCGGAGCAGAATCGAAGCGTATCGATTTAACTGATGGCGTCCGGAATGACCCCGACATCTATCGAGTTGAGGTTCTTGATTTGGTAGTTAGCGCAGGTCCAGGGCGTTACATGCTTTCCGAGGTTGTTGAAGTATTGAATGCGATTGAGTTTACTTCAGACCGCGCCAAAGCATTGTTTGGTCACAGAGCGGCCCATGACGTGAAAGTTATGACGGTAGACGGAGATAGCATGTCCCCTACGATAAAATCTGGGGATCGGCTGTTTTTCGATGTTGCGGTTCGTGAGTTTACTACGGATGGGGTTTATGCATTCGTTTACGGTAAAACTTTTCATGTAAAGCGCTTGCAAATGCAAGGTACAAAGCTCGCCGTGCTTTCTGATAATCCTCACCTTGAGAAATGGTATATCGACGAAAACACTGAAGATCAGTTTTTTGTGATGGGAAAGGCTCTGCTACATGAGTCCATCATGTACGGGAAGCTTTAACTGTCATCGTGGCCGCTGCAGTGCTCCTGGCTTGGTTCATCATTGGCGGGCATGCACTGACAAGTTAAGGCGATTAAGCACAATATCTATAGCTACTTTTATAAGCAGTTTGTTTAGGCTCAGCAAAGCACCAATTCAAAATATAAACTAATAAAATAAAAGGATGCATATGCAGGATAATCAAGAGGTTATTATCAATTCTGAAGATGAAGCCTTTGCTTTTCTTGAGAAATATGTATCTGGCTATTCTCTTCCCGAAAACGTATCATTCGGCGAGTGGCCAAACCTTAAATTTAAACTAACCGGCAAAAAATTTAACAAGAGCCTAACCCCTTCAGTAATGAAGGGGTTTGTGGATATGCAGCACCAGATTAACAAATCATATGCACTTGTTAAATATGGAATTCCAGACCCAAGAAAGCTATCCAAAGAAGAAAAAGAAGCCCTTGAAATAGAAGTTACTGTTGAGCAGGGGTCATCATTAATTGAAGTAAACATAGATGGTTTTCTAACCAAGATAACTCATGAACTGGTGGGAAAAATGAGCCCTCAAGACGTTGTAGTGACGGTTTTGGGTGTCGCCTTGATTTGGGGAGGCGTTACCCTCTTCAAAAAATTCCTTGATAACCGCAAAGAAGTTAGGCTCGCTGAAACGAAGAAAGAAAGCGATCGCGAGCATTTGAACACAATTCAATTCATGAGTGCGCAAGAGACAAAGCGCCTTGAAACCCTTGGAAAAATAATCGCTGAAAGGCCGCAGTTAGATAACATGGAACGGCTGTCTTACGACGCAAAAACCGAGATGGTCAAGTCTTTTGCTACGGCTACAACTGCTCAGATCGACAATATCGAGCTCGACAGTGAGACATCGAAAGAGCTGGTGACCAACGCCCGCCGAAGGTCTGTTGAGCTGAGAATGGACGGTATGTATAGGATTGAGGAGGTTAACTCCACCGACCCTGAGTGTTTTAAGGTTAAAGTCAGGAACATTCATAACGACTTGCGGATTAACTGCGTGGTTCAAGATGTTTTCCTGGATGCCTCAGAAAACAAGAGAGCTTTGCAGCAAGCGGAGTGGGATCGTAAACCAGTGCACCTCAGCATCAATGCCAAGCATATTGATGGTGACATTAAATCAGCCGTCATCCTCTACGTGAAAGAAGCTGAGCCGCCAAAAGAAGGCTGAGCGCAGCACCAACCCGGCCACTGTGCCGGGTTTTTTGTGCCCTACTCTTCCAGCAGCTTTACAGCTAACCCCATCATCTGCAGCTGATTCTCATCCCACTTATCCAGCCCTTTCGCTAGTTCAGTCCGAATCACATCAGCGATAGCCACCTTCTTCGTCTCATGCCCTTCTGCCACCATTGCAAACACCACATCACCCACGATGTGACACATCTCCTGATAGCGAATTTGCGCTTGCTCTTCGTAGTCCATGCCAACCTCCATCAAGTTTTTCCGATAGTAGCGCTTTAAAAATAGAAAATAAATAACCTTAAATATCAACAAAATAATAGCTTTATCTATATTTTTATAGTTTTAGCTATTTACATGAAATATAACCACGCCTATTATTCACTCCATCGACAGCAACAACGTCACCCCAAACCACCGGGACGCTCTTTAACAATCAGGTTTAGTAACTCAGCACTGAGCAGAGAGATCTGCATAACTCAGTACCCGGCAGTCCCCAGCCCTTACGGGGGTATGGCACAGCTGGCATGCGGCGGACAGCACTGGGTGAAGTGAACTTATAAAGCGTCCTGCGGGGCGCTTCATTAAGACCACTGAGGAGTAACACGATGAAAGCAATAAACGAACATGTTGGCTGGGGCGTTGATGGTCACGACATGAAGGTTTTGTTTTGCAGCAAATGCCGTGAAGTTTTCTACCGCACTCCAAGCGCGGGTAAAGCAATTCAGGCTCAGCGCATCTTCAGCAAAAAGCACCAGTGCGCCAACTAACACAGCAGAGGGTTACACGATGCAACTCGAACAGAACGTCAATTGGCAGACCAAAGCTCGCGGCGACAACGACAGCGAATATCAGATTTACCTGGCCTGCGCTGATGACGGCAAAGGTAACGAATTCATGACCGGCAAGCCGTTGAAATCTTATGACGAGTGGCTGGCCAGCTAACACCCACCGCGCCCTACGGGGCGCACTGAGGCAATCATGACATTCAACGAAAAAGTCTGGCTCTGCGTGATTGTCCTTTGCATCGCGTTTTGGTCAGCGGTTGGCTTTTACGTGGCCAGATAAAGCTTTCAGCCCGGAGGGATGCGGTTTTTTGTTGGGCTTAAAAGTAAAGGCATCTGAAGCCAGGCATCATCCTGGCACCCACCATAACACCCTCTTATCTTCCAGTTTGCCCCGTTGTTCGGGGCTCTTTTTTCACATCACTAAGCGTTCCGTTCGTGGTGCGCTTACCCATGTGAATTTCTACCGAGAGGATATGTCATGATACCAATCCCCATGACCACCACCTGCGAGCACTGCAAGAAAGTGCTGCCAAAGTCTGACTGCAAATATGTGAAGGTTCAGCGTTACGTATTCGGGCGATTTCAAACTGTCGACATACTGGTTTGCGCTGATCGTTGCTCTAACTACTACGCAGTCCGCCAAAACATCAAAACGCTTCAGCATCGCCTGCGCTGCATGCAATCACAGCGGAGGTCAGCATGGTGAGCCTAAATGCACGGATCCAGCATAAGCACGATTTGAATGGAAGCCACTTTGCGACAAAGCGTCGAGGCAAACACGTTTTTTATCTGACCGTTCTTTCTCTGTGCTTACTGGCAGTAGGCGCTGTATGGAACTGACGATTATTGAAACGCCGACGCGTCAGCAGCTCGCTGCAGAACATCTCATCCTTTCCATTTGCATCGCCAACAAACTGGACGCTTCCGACCTCGATCGGTTAGCGAGCCGATTGGCTGAAATTGACGCCGTCGCCGATGCCCGAACTGTTGGAACAAATCATGAGCATTACCTTTCGTGTAATTGATACCGAAACCACCAGCTTTGAGGGCGGCGTGGTCGAGATTGCCAGCGTCGACATCGTTGACGGTGTTATTTGCAACCCCATGAGCGACCTTGTGCGCCCTCCTGAGCCTATAGGGTTCGAGGCTATGGCTATCCATCACATCACTGAGGAAATGGTCGCTAACGCCCCACTGATTGACGAGGTGATAGGCCGCTACCTTGGTGCCGATCTCTATGTTGCACACAATGCCGCTTTTGACCGTGAGAAGCTTCCGCAAATCGCGGGTCCATGGATTTGCACGCTGAAGCTGGCACGCAAGCTGTGGCCTGAAGAGCGGCATGGTAACCAATATCTGCGCTATCGCTTCGGGCTTAAGCCCGACGTGCCTGAGGGTCTCTATGCCCACCGTGCGCTCTATGACTGCTACGTCACGGCAACCAATCTGCTTTATATGAACAGCATTGCACGCTGGAGCATTGCGCAGATGCGCGACATAACGACCAACCCGTCTCTGTTGCACGCAATGCCTTTCGGCAAACACAAGGGCAAGACCTTCGTTGATATCGCCGCCGAGGATCCTGGTTACTTCCGTTGGGCCCTGGCAAATATGGATTTGAACGAAGACCAGGAATACACGATTAAGCAGGTTATGGGAGCAATGTTCTGATGGGCATACCCGTGCTAATTCTTGGCGATTCCGGCTCTGGCAAGTCTGCCAGCATGATGAAACTAAACCCCGAGGAGGGGTTTCTCATCAACCCGGAAAATAAACGCCTCCCCTTTAAATCGTCCGGCTGGACACCCCGAAACTTCGATAAAAAAACCGGCAATGTATTTTTCACCGATTTAGCCAGTGACATTGTGCTGATTATTCAACACGCAAGGCGTGCAGGTAAACGGTTTGTCGTAGTAGATGATTTTCAGTACGTCATGGCGAATCAGTTTATGCGCCGGCGAAGTGAAAAATCATTCGAGAAGTTTACTGAAATTGGTGGCGGAGCCTGGGACGCCATACGGGCCGCGCAATCAGCGGACGATAGCCTAATTGTCTACTTCTTGGCGCACACCGAAGAAACACCCGGCGGCCGCGTAAAAATGAAAACCATCGGCAAAATGCTTGATGAGAAAATCACCGTAGAAGGCATGTTCACCATCGCGCTCAGAACCGGTGTTGCCGACGGCCGTTACTACTTCACCACGCAATCCGATGGAACTGACCCGGTTAAATCACCGATCGGACTTTTCGACTCATTTCAAATCGACAATGACCTGACCGCCGTAGACGCGGCGATCCGTGACTATTACGAACTTAACGACGGGGTATCCGAATAATGCAACCAATGTTCACTTTTGACGACGAATCAGCGCGTACCGCTGGCGCAGGCGGAGCATCAGAAACTGGTGCTTATGCAGGCAACATTAGCGCAGCAATCTTCACCACCGGCAGAGACTCCCAATCTGAAGCCATGGAGTTCTCTATCGATTCCGATGTGGGAAAAATTAACTACCTACGCATCAACTACAAAGGCCGCGAGGGCCAACCATTGAAGCATGGTGCAGCGCTGATCAATGCGATCATGGGGCTCACCAAAGTGAAGCAGTTAAATGCCGTCGAGATGACCAACGGTGAAGGCGAAATTGAGTTGCACTGCAAAGAACTGGAAGGTAAGCCGATCGGTTTCGTATTGCAAAAAGTCCTCTATACCAAAAATGATGGCGGTGACGCTTATAAGTTCGATGTTAAGCAGGTTTTTGGGGCTAACACTCGGAAAACCTACAAAGAAGCAATCGACAACACCCCCGCAGAAGCCGTTACCAAGCTGCTAGCCGTTCTTAAGGACAAAGATGAGCGTATTGCTAATGATGCCCCGCAACATTCTGGCAGCCAGCAACAGCGCTCTATGCTGGGAAATAACGCCAACCAGCAACCTCAATCCAGACTTCAGCAAGCCTCCGCCAACAGGCAGAATCAGAGCACCCAAAGCGCTCCTGACTTCGACGACGATATCCCCTTCTGAGTTGGCCTCTATAAAACATAGCCCTGCCATTCAGGGCTAAGGCTTCTTTACGCCTAAATTTCACAACCTTGAATAAATCGGCAGGAAAACCAATGGCTAACTCATTTAAGCAGATGGCAAAGGACGGCACGATAAAACGTCCTGATGGGCGCATGACTATGAACCTGGACGATATCCACGTTCAGGAAGGCTTTAACAAGCGTGTGAAGAATGAACACACTCTGGCTGAGGATGAAAAACTCTTTCAGCACCTGATGAAAGGAAAACCGGTGCCTCCGCTTGAGGTAAGGGTTCGCGATGAAGGTGGTGTTTGGGTTGTCGAAGGCCACCGCCGCCGCCGAGCTTATAGCCGCTGTCGTGACGCAGGAAAGCCAGTAGAGCGTATACAGATCATTCCGTTCACTGGAAATGATGTAGAGCGTATCGCTCGCATCATGAACAGTAACACTCAACTTCCCCTATCCCCTTACGAGCAGTCGCTCGTTGTAAAAGAGCTGGCCGGGTTCAATCTTTCCCCTGATGAAATCGCCGCGTTGGTCGGTAAGAGCCGCGCAACGGTCGATAAGCTGCTGGCATTCAGCCAGGCAAACCACGACGTTCAGACGCTCGTTAGAGAGGGTGCTGTTGCCGTTGACGCCGCTGTAGACCGCGTAAAAGAGCACGGTGAAGCTGCAGGAAAAGTGCTTGCCGGTGACGTCGAAAAAGCAAAGAAGGCAGGCAAGAAAAAGGTCACTAAGTCCTTTATAACCCCCTTATTCAGCGCCACCCGCGCACGCAGATTATGCGAACTACTCTATGACGCCTCGCCGATGGCACTCCCAGAAGGTGATGTATTGCTGCTCGCTACTGGAACCAAAGAGGAAATAAACAAAATCCTCAACGAGTACCGGCAACAGAACGCTGCCCAGGAGGCCTGTGATGATCAAGCGCTTTAACCCCGACTTTTCCCTGAGCATTTCTCATGAGCTCGCTTACATGCGTGAAACCCCGGAGGGCGGCTACGTGGCGCACGGTGACTATGCAACGTTGTTTTCTGAGCTGGAAGTTGTGAAGGCTGAGCGCGATGCGCTGGCTGTGCGTAACGAACAAATCATGGCATTAGTGACTGAGGGTTTCAATATCGCAGGTCAAGGCGGTTCCTGGTGTGGTGGAGATATTCAGGAGCTGGGTGAAAAACTTGGGCTATTTGCCCGAGAGACTTACCAGCCGGTGCTGCACGGATATCACTGCGGGCATGAACCGGGTGAAGACAGCGTTTATGTAATCACCAAATCAGCCACCTCCGCCGCCCTTGCCGCTATCGAAGCGCGGGGAGTGGA